CGATGCTCCCGTTCCAAGCGTCCCATTAAATGTCTGTAAAATAGATTCCATCGAGAAATTCGTGTGTCTGCGGTAGACAACTTTAAAGAAAGTGATCTGTGGGTTACCCGTAAGATAGATATCTTGAGCACCGTAAGCGACAAGTTGCATTAAACCTCCCCCCATATTATAATTTATACCTTAGTATAGAAAAAAAATTTAGTAGAAATTAAACAAATAATAAATTTAAAAAAATAAAAAATAATAAATTCTATTATATAAATATGATGAACGGGAATAATAATTTTCAAATGTATCAAAATTCAGGGTATATTAATAATCGTAATCGTAAAAGAACTTTAATTTTAGATGTAGATGATGTAACTGATGACAATTTAGGGACAACTGGCACATTTAAAGTTGCTTTATTTGAACCATTAATCATTGATAAGCATTCCGAAGTGTATTTAGATAATTTTACAAGTTATAATTCTAATTTAGCATCAGATTTAGATTTGGCAGCATTCAGTCTCAAAATTAATGAATTCACTATGAATTCTAATGTGGCGAGCACGAAATCGAATCAAAGTATGTTTAATGCGCTTGTTATACCCAATGAACATAGAAATCCAGATAATTACCAAACATCAGTTATTCACAAAGGAAAAAAATTTAATTATGTTTGTGATATAAATCCTGGAACAATACATTCGTTAAGTGGTAAAATTACAGATTTAGGTGGTAGCCCAGCATTTCACGGTTCATCAGGGACGGGTGTTTATACTTATACAATTATCGGTATTGATCCATCTAAAATCTCTAGGAGTGGTGGTAAAGGTCAAGTTATTACACAATCAACAGGATTTACAAGCGTGACCGGTATATCAGGATTAGATCCAATAACTGGTACTTTTCTTGTCACTACTAATTTAGACACAACAACAACACTACATTTTAGTACAAATACCAAAATTACAACTGTTGGGGAAGTGACACCTCTCTCTGCAAATTTTCATACCAATATATCCGGGGAAGCAACTGGTACTGGTACTGGTGCTGGTAATGAAAAAATTGAGTTTACTATTGGTGCTGGTGATATTTTAACAATTGATAATGCCACACCGGATAACCCTTCAATGACAATTATTGAAGGTCATGGAAGATTTATTGCTGAATTTTCAATTATTTCGCGTGAATAAATAAATAAAAAATTATAAGTAAAGTATATAATTAATGCCACCAACAACTGGATTCGGAATAGTTCATTTATTGAAGCAAGAGTTTTATAATTTTACTCATAAAGAAGCTTGCATTTTCGCCACACATACAGGCGATGATTTAACATCGGGATATACCTATAATAATGACAATGGAACGATAATAAAAGATGCCAATGGAGCTGTAACGATTGATGGGGGGACACTTACATTAGATATGAGAATTTTAGTAAAAAATCAAACTGCACCGGCTCAAAATGGGGTTTATACTGTGACAACTGTTGGTACTGGTTCAGCTGCATTAGTATTAACAAGGGCTGTCGATTTTAATTCAGTAACTGAAATAGTGAAGGGATCATATATTGCTATATCTGAAGGAACAAATAATTCCAATACGGCATATATATTAAGTACGAATGCAACAAAAACAGTTGTCGGTACAACTGAATTAACATTCACAAATGTATCGGCTATACCTGATGAATCGGTTACGTTGGCTAAAATGGAACACGCGCCAGCCAACACGGTCCTCGTAAGAGATGCAAATAGTTCGGGTGATCCATCTTATAAAGCATTGGCAACAACAGAAATATTAATTGGTGATGGAACCGGTTTCACGGCGGCGGCATTATCAGGAGATGTAACGATGACAAATGCGGGAGCCGTGACCGTAACCGACCTACCTTTAAAAGCCAATCTAGCAGACCCTACATTTACGGGGACACCCTTGGCCCCGACTGCGGCTGCCGGAACAGATACAACTCAGATAGCGACTACGGCGTTCGTGAAGGCGGCGATCCCTTCGGCTACCGTAGCGACTAATATTGCACTCCACGATCAAGGCGCCGATACATCTTGTCATGTTGTATTTTCGTCAGATAAGGCGCCACTGGAAGACGACATAACAGTAAACAAAGCTACTTATGCTAATAATTCTATCACAAGAGCAATTTACGATGGTACTGGTCCGGGATATAAATCCCAGGTTTTATTCCCCGTTTCTTCACCCGGTTATGCCCGTATTGATTTCAGACGACCCGCTGGATTCATCCTTTATGCGGGTTTAGTCCTTAATACATACAACCCGGTAGCAAACGATACCGCCACTGGATACTCTGACTTATACGCCATAAATATTACAAATACCATGAATGTGCGAATATATCACGAGGACGGTATTCAAGATGGGGGTAACACTTATACAACGGCTACGGCGACGGACGTATTTAGTATAGTATATGATGGCGGACACGGGTCATCAACTTCAGGCACAATAATGTTTATGAAAAATGGTGTAGATCTCGGTGCCACAAAGACTGGACTCGCATCTGATTTGATATTTCATGCGAAATTTGAAGAATATTTGCAATCGGGCGATACCGCCACCCTATTGACTGTTGATGAAATATCGTTTCACGCCGCACCCACCGTCCATACATCCGAACATTTAACATATAATTCAAGTACAGGGGAGTTGGCAGCAACTTCATTTACTGGAACGTCTTTAAAACATAATTCGCTCGTAATTGGAGGAGCAAGTCAAAACAATACGATTGATTTTGGGACCGATGATGTCATACTCTTTGATATTGATAATGCTGAAGTATTTAGAGTTGATGCTGCCGGAGTTGATGTTGTTGGAGCAATAACTGCTACGGGCGATATAACAGCATATTCATCTGATAAACGATTAAAAACAAACATTGAAATAATAAACGATCCTTTAGATAAAATAAATAAATTATCGGGATTTACATATGATTGGGCAAGAGATAAATGTAAAATTGCAGGATTTGATGCCAACGATGAAAAACAAATCGGAGTATTCGCCCAAGATGTTCAGTCGGTTATACCGGAAGCAGTCAAACTCGCTCCATTTGATCGTGATGATAATGGGAACTCCAAATCAGGCGATAATTATTTAACGGTCCAATATGAAAAAATAGTCCCTCTTTTAATTGAATCAATCAAAGAACAACAAAAACAAATTGAAGATTTAAGAAATGAATTAAGGAATGAATTAAGGAATGAAGTTGAATTATTAAAAAAATAAACTAATATATAAATATAAATGGCGGCAGTTGGAACATCTAATATTAGTTTATCGGGACTAAAGGCATCTTATGTCGCAGGTGGGCTAACAGATGCAGCTGAAAATGGTAAATTAAGAGATGGCAAAACAACAACAATAATTGGCATTTCCTACTTTAGAAATGCGGGATTCACTGATGCGTCAAGTGTTCCAAGTGGAACGAATACAATATCAATTAATTCTCATTTTAAGGGAAAAACATTCGGATCAGGTGGTGGAGGCGGATCAGGTGGTGGAGGCGGTTCGGGTTCTTAAGTATAAGATATTTGTTTACATACATTACTGAAGGTACTAATATTATCATTAATAATTTTATTTGCTTTCACCATGAAATAAAAATCAGTTATCATTTCAAGATTACTTTGTAATTTTGAGAAATTTTTTTGTTTATGTTTATGTAATCCTTTATTATTATTTTGTTTTGTATTATTTGTCATATAAATAATATATGATTTATTTTTTAATTTAGTATAACAGTTATCAATTAAACTAGTAGTATCCGATACTAATAAGATAGTTTGATATGAATTATCGAGTTGTTGAAGTAATGCTTCAATATAATCATTTTCGTGAATAGAATTATTATCCCATAAGATACTATTTGGATTATCGGAATCAATCATTCTATCGCCTCCACGAAGATGAATAACACAATATTTAATGTTTTTTGCCATTATATTTTTATAAAATTCTGTTTGATAGATATCATTGAGGATACTATCATTGAATACAAAATGTTTATCAAATAAATAATAATGATGATATCTATATCGCCAACCGGTATAAATAATTATATCTTGTTTAAAATCATCTGATTTATTTTGACATATATTATGTAAGATTGTATTTTGATTCTGTAAGCAAGTGTCATTTAAATTCGGTATATGTTTTGTAAAGATATCATTTCCCCAGAATGTAGGATAAACTGTAAATGAATTTTTATTTTCATTATACATCGTTTTAAAATCTTTAAACTTCATACTAGGAATATCTTTTAATGTAAAATAATAATCAAAATCATATTCTTCATCTGTAGACCAAGTATCATCGGTCCAATCTATTACTAAGATACGTTTTGTAATTAAACAATAATTCATTGCATAGAGTAGACATTGTAACCGATCACCAAATCCATTAAAAGATTTAAAAATTAAATATTTTGGTTTCTTATCCGGGTTTTTATTTTCAATATATTCATTCTTCTTATAAAATGTAAAAATGTCTGTTATATAAAAATTATCAATATATATATTTTTTTGGATTTTATTTTTTAATTCATCATACGTATACATTATTGTCATTAGGGATTGTTGATAGGATAATAATAATAATAATAATTGATAAGATAAATCTTTACTAGTTTTAGTAATCGTTATATTATTCTTTTTTATATACAATTCAACTTTGATTTGATATTCACTAAGTATATCATTATATTTATCATTATATGTATCATTATATTTATCATCATAAAAATCGTGATAATTAAATAATATATCTTGGTCAATGGTTGTAATTAAATTATCAATTGAAGAATTATGATTATTTAATTGATAAGAAATTATATCCGATTCTATTTTATAATTAAAATAATATTTATCAGGATTCATATTACTTTATCTAAATAAAAAAAATAAGATTACATACCTCATAATGTCTTTTTTATCGTGATATATATTTTATCGTGATATATTTTATTTGATATATTTTATTTGAAAATTAATTCTGTTATATTGGGATCCAGTTTCAAATCTAAGACTTGTTTCACTGGATTCATTATCTGATTGGTAATATAAAATTCGTAATCTAAGTCTTTATTATGTTCACGAATATAATCAATATGTTCGATGCGATCACCTTGTAATACATTTTTAACTCTGGGTAGTCCTTTCCTTATACCACTCTTATATGGATTTGATTTATCATATAATATATCATCTTCTGATTTAATATAAGCATAGGGGATTCTATCATTTGATTTCGGTTTATTACCAGGATCTCTCTCTGCAATTCGGTCTGCTAATACTTTATGAGCAATCTGTTGAGGATTTTATAATAACCTCTCAATGATTTAGTAATTACAACTTTTGAATTTGAAATAACAATAGTTGAAAATACAGAATATTTTAAATAATTAAAATAAGAAAGAAATCAATACAACAAAAATGAATGATTCATATAAAGTTAATGGTTCGAAATTTCTATCATTTTCACCAGAATTACGAGTTAATTTAGGCCATATAATATTATATGATAATTTAACTAAATATGTTCTTATTAAAAGGACAAATGTAACACCAAGTATTATTGAGATAATTGGGTTATCTTTTGGTAACATTTTTTTGATATTTTTAAACAATGTAATCATTTATATTATAAATATATAATTTTATTTGAAAATTAATTCTGTTTTATCAGAAGGTAAAACAAGATCTAATACTTGTTTAACTGGATTCATAATTTGATTTGTTATATAAAATTCATAATCTAATTTAAGATTATTTTTTCTGATATGATCAATATGTTCGATACGATCACCTTGGAGAACATTTTTTAATCTTGGTTGTCCCTTTCGAACACCTGATTTATATGGATTTTTAGTATCATATAATTGATCTTGAGATAATTCTATATATGCATAAGGAATTCTATCATTTGATTTAGGTTTATTACCTGGATCTCTTAAAGCCATTCTATCGGCTAATACTTTGTGAGCGATTTGACGTGGATTTTTATAATAACCTCTTAAAGATTTTGTAATAACATATTTACTGTCGGAAAATTCACCATTCCTTATTTGATGTAGAGTTTTTCTTAGCCAATCGATAGCTTTTTGTAAATCTTTTTCAATCATGATTATTTCAATAACATTACCGAATACATATTTTACAATAGGAGCATTATCTCTTCTTTTCAATACAATACCCATAGAAGTTCTTTTATAATCTTCTGTATTATATTCATATTTATCACCGGTATATCTTTTTTTAGATATAAGAATAAATGGCCAGAATGTTTTTTCATATTCTAAATCTTGAGGTTTATGAAGTAATGGTATATGTTGAATCATTTTATTATTTTTTAATAATTCACCTTTAGTAATATAATCTCCTGCTTCACGACCACACTGAATACAATGATTCAAAGCTTCTTTACCTTCCAATAATTTACCATTTAGATCTTTTCTACTAAATTTAACAAATACAGAATCTGTATCACCATAAACAATATCTGGTTCTTCGTAACCTTTTTCATGGGCCCATTTTTTAACACCATTTGAAGCATCATCAATCCTTTGACGACCAATAGATGTGGTACATGCTGCAATAATCATTTTATAAATAGTACTTGTTCTCGCCCCAAATTGACCATAGACAGAATTAGCTGTGACTTTATACGCTAATTGAAGACCATCCAATACTTTCTTTTTAAATTCATCTGGTTCTGTTTTCATTCTTCTTTTAGTATCATTTCTAGCTTTTAAAAGTTGATCTAACACAGAAGGGATTATACCTTTCGGTGCAATATTATTTTCTTCCATAAATTCAGATTTTAAGAAATAACATGTTTTTACTGGTTCATTTTCATCGATAATTTTTTCAATTGTATCACCTTTTCCTTTACCTTTATATATATAATTATCATATTGAATACAATGTAAATTTTCTTTACCAATAATATCAATTAAAGATTCATCTTCGATATATGTTTCATGAGATAAATTCTTCTCAATAATAGAACTAGGATATAGCGATGCATAATCTAAAACAGCAATGGGATCATCGAGATAAATACCTTCTTTTGGGGGGAGAACAATTGCTCCTTCAAATCCTTCGATTTTAAAATTTTTAGATTTAATTTCATCCAACCATTCTTTTAATTCATAATCTTTAGGGACTCTAAAACCTTCATCTTCTTTAATTTTTTCTTTTATTTCTTCATCGGAAGAACCATTTTCAAACATTTTACGATATTGAGCCATTCTTGGCTTAGGTTTTAGATCAGGTATTTTTGTATTCATTTCCGAACATTTTTTAGTCACAACTGATGTAACTTTTACTCCTTGTCCTCTTAAAAAGATATATGAAGCTGGAACATAAGATACATTAGCCATTGCTAAATTATTAGGAATAATATCTAATAATAAGAGTAAATTAATACATAATTCACAATCCTGAATACAATATTTTGCAATTTCAGATCTTGCTTGAGAACCATTTTCTATCTGTTTGTGTTTATCAAATATATCTTGAGGAGATACATCATCTTTATTTAAGCACCATTCAATTTTATGATAATCATTCAAGGATAGATCAAGATTTTCATTTAATTCAATTGTTTTATCATTAATATTAATAATTTTCAATTTATGACCATCTTTATATAATTCTTCACCTATATTACTGTGCATACGAAAAGAAATATAATCTTCATTTTTTAAATGACCAATTGAATCAACAGTAATAAAATTGCTTGAAATATTTTTTAATTTACCTCTCATGAAATGAGATGCAACCGTATCTAATTTATATGATTCAAGATTGTGACCTTTTTGAACTTCTTTCATAATATCAAATAATATACGACCATCCATAGTAATATAAGATAAATCATTATCACCTAATGCAGAAGAACTTAATTTTTGTTCATTATATTTACATGTTTTTGAGCGATGTTCATTATATTTGTATGAACTAGATAATTTACCCATATCATAAAATATTCTTTTTTCACAATCGCTGTGATGACCCCATTTATTACATCTATGATGACAATCAAAATGATAATCAACTCTTTCTTTAATATATTTAAAATCAAAACCGAAGATATTATATCCAGTAATAAAATCAGGATCAATTTCTTTTATTTTTTCAGACCATTTTAATAATAATTCTTTTTCATCAGAACAAGTATCAACATCGATATCAATATGATCTAAAGAATCACAAATATCTTTTTCTAACATATTATCTTTAGGGCCAATGACTAGAATATGTTTTTCAAAGGGCTTTTTATCACCATATTGATGAAATACTGTGCCAATCTGAATAATTTCATCTCCTTTAACTTGGATAATTTCATTTTCATTTGTAGATAATTTCTTAAGATAATCATTTATTTGATTAATGATTGTATCTCTGTTTTTTGAATTAATTTTATCTATTAATAAAGATTCATTTAAATTTTGAATTTGGTTAATATTATTAGAAATAATTTTAATTGATTCTGTGGAAGGTTTAATATTATTAATTGTATAAGTTTTGCTAATATCACAAAATTTTATTTCCAATGAATCTAAATCGCCTTTATCAGATACCAAATCAAATGAGTAATGAATATATTTTTCTATTTTATGTATAGAGCTGTTTTGAACGCAATTTTTGTAAGTTGGTGGTGATTTTAAATATAAATTTCTTATAGAATCAAATAATTCTGAAGATAATTTTTTAAAATCTTTTTTTGCAAGAGGGAAATCACCATGTGAACTATCACATTCAATATCAAAGGATGCGATAATATATTTACTTGCATCTGAACAATCATATTTTTGAATATCTTTATAAGAACAGGAAGTTTCAAATTCTATATTTTCATAACCATCTGTGATAAATTTACATTTACTACTTGGAGTAATTTTAACCCATCCTGTAGGATCTATTTTTGTGTCATGAATAAATCTAATAATAGGATGTAAATTAGATTCATAAAGATTTGAATCATTTATATATGTTTTATCAACAGACCACCAATCTTTTAAATGTGAATAATTAATTACATTATTTTCATTATTATAAAATTTTTTAACTTCTTGAATAGATTTTTTCATATCAGATAGATTATAAAAATTTATCTTAAGATAATTAAATAATTTCTGTTTTTGGTTAATTTCATCCCAATAAAATCCATAAAAATCTTTAGATATATCTATTTCATATGATTTAACAGAATTTAATAATTTTTTATTAGATTTGCAGATAGTTTTGAAAAGTTTTTCACCATCACAAGTATCCCAATTATTGGGTATTTTTATAAAATAATAAGGACAATATTTTAGTACATGACATACAATTCTTTCATTTTTTTGATTAATACCATATAAAGTAATTACAAATCGTTTATCTTTGATAGTAATATCATCTGATAAAATATCAACAATTTGGAATGTTTGTTCCATATATTTAGTTTATGAAAAATATCTTTAATATCAAATTTGTATTAATTTAAGTAAAAATTTAAGTCAAATTTTAACCTAAATTATTATAAATGAAAGAACTAACAATATTATTACTATGTGTGTTAGGTTTATTTGTTTATACAAATTTTATAAGAAAAAGTTTATATTTATCATATATTAAATCTGATGGTGGTGATAAATATTTAGTAAGAAATTTACCAGATAATAAAATGGCTGCTAATTATTTAGATGATATAAGTAAATCATTAAAAAGATTAGTAGATTCATTAAAAGATAAAAAAAAAGATGGCGTTGATCGTTTATATAAAAATTTTGATCCTGATAATATAACGGAAAATATACCAGGATCAACTTATAATGCATATTCAGTAAATAAAGGTGAAGAATTATCTATATGTATTCGTGAAAAAAATACAGATAAATTTATAGATAAAAATACAGTTATGTTTGTTGCAATACATGAATTATCACATATGATGAGTATAGATATGGGACATACAAAAGAATTTTGGGATAATATGAAATATTTATTAAATGAAGCAAGCAAAATAGGGATATATAGTCCCATTGATTATTCAAAAAATCCAGTGATGTATTGTGGTATGAAAATTGATAATACTCCATTAAATTTATAAATTATTTAAATGCTTCTTCAGAAGTTTTGAGAATTAATTTAAGTTCATTTATAACTTCATCGATTTGTTCCATGAGAAAAGATGTGATTTGTTGATATTTTTGTGTTTCATTCATTTTAAATACTTTATGTTTTGGATTTATTGAGCAATAAAATGTAATATTATCTTCTAAAGGATGAGTCTTTTTATATGCAAATAATTTTAATATACATTTATCAATTAAAGATCTTCTAACAATATGTGATTGAATTAAATTACCAATTGTATGACAATAATTATTTATTACATAATGAAAAGTAAATTCATCTTTTTGTTCCGATGAAATTAATGAATCTTTTTCTTGGAGCATATGAAGAAATGATAATTTTAATAATTCACATTTTTCAATTAATATTTTAATAGCTCTAATAAATAATTGTGATGAATTAAAATAATGTAAAGATTTTATTTTAAATTCATATGCATTAGGTTCATTAAAATTGTCTCTTAGGAAATATCTTTCTGATTCACTTAACATAAATTTATTGGTAAAATCTTGAACATCATCATTATTAGATAAATCTACTTCATTTAATTTCATTTTTTCTTTTAAAATTTCTTGGATTAATGGATCATTTTTTACAAACGTATAATTTGCACATGAAACAGATTGATATCTTGAATGATCTGCTCCTGTTTTAACTGATGGAGAACCATAAAAATGTATTTCTTGATTTATATTTTCACTATTAGTATTTTTTAATTCTATAATAAGTGAATAATTTTTATTGCCTCTAAATTCGAAAGGTTTAAAAATGTCATCTTTCTTTTTTTGAGATAAAGGATTATCTAATTGATAATTTTCAGGATTATTATCTTTTAATAAATCATTAATTAATGATAATTCTTTTTCTTTATCTGATGTTTTTGATTCATCATATAAATCATTAATTCTTTCAATAATATGTTCTTTTAATGGATAGATATTAATATCATTAGTTGTTACAAATTGAAAAGGATTATCTGAATTAAATTTAACATTACAATCAAATAAATAATTTTTCATAAAATTATCAGGATTTACAAATAACGGTAATAAAGAAATACGATGTAACATCATTTCATTATGCAAAGATGTATTATTTGTTACCATAATTAAATCATTATATTTATCATCTGTTTCAAAAGCAACGGTTGGGATATCATTTAATAAAACTCTTCTAATACCATTTGCAATAGATTTATCTAAACCATATTCTTTATCACCAGATAAATTAAAAGATAAATTATCTTTATCATATTCAATATTTGAAATTTCAATAGTACTCATAATATATATTTATTATTATTTAATAATTAAAAAAATCAAATTTAAGTTTAATTATTAAAAAAAAACATATAGATAAAATTTATAAATGTCAAATCGTGTATTATTTATTAGTGGAAGATGTCCTCATTCAAAGAAAATTTTATTAGGAATAAAACAACATATATTTTTAAATGAATTATTTAAAATTGTAAATATAGATGTACAACCATTTCCGAATTATATAAAAACAGTACCATGTATATTGATTAATAATAAAGTGATTTCCGGAGAATCTGTTTTTGAATATTTTGGAAAATTAGTCGAAGGAAAAAAAGAACAAGAACAAAGACAACAAAATAATAAACTAAATGAATCTGATCAAGGTCAATGTCGCGTCAATGAGGATGGTGAATTAGAAGGATATTGTGGTATGGATGGATTTTCAATTATTTCTTCAGAAAATGATGATTATACAAAAAAAACTTTTAAATCTCACAATTATTATGATATGTTAGATGGTTCATCATCTGATATCTATGAACAAGTCAAACATATGGAAGAAAATGATAATCAATTAAGTCAAAAAAATAAAGGATTTGAACAAGATCTTGAAAGAATGCAAAGAGAAAGAGGTGAAATTCAAATGGGTGGTGCCGGGAATCCATCGGGACCAGGAGGTCAAATGGGTCTTGGAGGAGGTGGTCTCGGTCTACAAATGGGTGGTGGTCCACAAATGGGTAGTGGTCCACAAATGGGTGGTCCTGGGGGGATGAATATGAATGGACCGGATGAAAGATTCCAAGGTTTATAATTAATATATTTTACTATTTATATGGAATACAAATTTCCTAAAAGTAATATAAAAAAAGGTTTAAAAAACAAAACAACATTGATTATAGTCACATCTCCGATACCAACTCATCCTAATACAGACATTGTTGATGAAGCAATACAAAGTGCATTAGATTTAGATTATAAATTTCATGATTTTATTATTTGTTATGATTGTCCTCCTAAAAAAAAGATCTCATCTTATGAAAAATATAAATTAAAAATGAAAGAAAAATATCCTAAATTTAAACATTTAGAAATGAAAGTACATGGTCATTTTATTGGTTCATTTCATCATGCTTTATGTCATACAAAAACTGAATATTTTATGATGTTACAACATGATATTAAATTAGTAGGTAATTTACCAATTGAAAAATTATTAAATATGAGATTAAATTGGAATATTTTGGCAACACATCATATGAAAGATGGTTTAAAAAAGACACATTGGTATCCAATAATAGAAAACAGAGGTAAATATGTTGATAAAACATGGGGGTGGAGTGAAAGAATTTTCTTATCAAAAAGAGATTTTTTCTTAAAACAAATTAAACAATGTTATGAAAGTGGGAGAACAATAAATTTTATGGATACAATATTTCATAAAGAATTTGATAAATTGTTTAAAAAAACTGAAAAAATAAAAAAATTCATTGATATTAATCCATCAGATGAACAATTGAAAATTTATAATAAATTTTGGGATGAATGGAAATGTTTTAATATTAAAAGTGGACATGGATATCATGAACATTTGCATGGTAGAACTAAGAAACAAGGGACTAAAAAACAAGATACTAAAAAACAAGATACTAAAAAAAAGAAAAAAGGAAAAACGGAAGTAAGGGAAGATCCGAATGAAAAAGCAATGGAAGCTATAAAAAGTGAAATCGATTCATTAAAAATATTAGTTGAAGAATTCCCTGAAATATTAAATGATGTAGAGGAAACAAAAATTAAAATAAAAAAATTAGAGGATATATGGTTAAGTGGTATAAATCCAAAAAAATTAGATTTTGATGAAAAATCTGGTGGTGATCATGGTTATCCTGGTGGACCTGGTTCTCTTTTAAGAGGTATGAGAAAATTAAAATTTGGAAATGCAGTGGGTGATGAAGAATTATATCAACAATTAGAAGAAACAAAGAAAAAAGTTGAACTAGTGAAAAATCAAGGTAAATTAAAGAAAAATAAAAGAAAAAAAAGGAAAACAATGATAAATACAAGAAAGACAAGAAATACAAGAAGAAATACAAGGAGAAAGACAAGGAGAAAGACTGATAAAAAGAAAGAAAAATGTTGTAAATGTCATTATGTAAGAACACCGAATGATAAGAGAGGTAAAATAAGGAAAGTGAGAGGACCTTGGGGTCATTGTTCTTATGATATGGGGAATTGTTGTAAAGATAAAAAAACAATAAAAAATTATTAAGATAATAATTCACTATTATGAATATATTTATTAGTTAATAAATTGTTCATAAGATAAATTTCACCTTGTTGTTCAATAATTAATTTACGGCAAAATTCAGATAAATATGAATGATTTGTATGTAATAATAATCTTTTACTCATATCAATTGCAACTTGATGATGAGGTATCATATGTTCTAAATAACTTTTTTCATTTATCTCCATGTGTTCCATATGTTGTGAATGATCATCTGGTTTAAAGAATAAAGGATTACATGACCCATCTTTTGATTTAGAGAGAATAGGGTTATGCATATCTAATTTGGTAATAATTTTTTCACGAAAACTCACATCATTAGAAAATAAAGATTCTGATAAGTTTTGTTTCATCATAGTCATTTCCCAAATTTCGTATCCTTGTTTACGAATAATATCTCTACAAAGATGTAATATTTGAGGATTACTTGTATGGGGGATTAATAAATTACTCATATCAATAGCAACTTGATGATGAGGTATCATATGTTCTAGATATTGAATATCGGTTAATTTATCTGTACAGGGATTTGAAGATGTGTTGTAATTCATATTGTGATTTGAATGATTTGAATGATTTGAATGATTTGAATGATTTGAATGATTTGAATGATCCATTTATTAATTAATATATATTAAATTATAGATGAATATTCATCCTATTTGGTATATATGTCTTTTTTTTCGCTTTTCATTAGCTTACTGTATTTATAATAATATTTTAAACACTTATTTATTATCGATACTTTTATTTATGTCCATTGGTTTTTTTTATAAAGGATGTACTGGCCCAGATAATGAAAGACAAATATCAAAGGTATTTTGGCACGATTCAAGAAATATTCACGGGATATTATATCCCTTATCATTCTATTATTTATTAAATAATAATTATAAGATGTCGTCTTTATTAGTGATACTTGATATATTATTTTCTATATCTTATAGAATAATATTTAATAAATAATTAAGTTAAATATTATGAATTATTTATGCAATAATCTATATTTTCTTTTAATTTAATATTTTTAGATTGTTTGTCACATAATTCTTTTTCTTTTTCAGTTTTATTAAATTTATTTTTACAGAAGTCTGTATTATCTACACAATTTTTGTATGTTCCAAATAAGAAATCCATACCAGGTAAAATAATATTAAAATTACATTTATTATCTCCTTTATTAAAGTGATGTATCATATGATATTTTTCTAAATATTTATAGATGAAATTATTTTTTATATAATTTATATTATTATCTACAAAATCATAATTGTGATAAGAAGGATGTAAAACATTCCATAAAATATAATAAGATGATGATATAATAATCCAAGAAATAAAAATAATAATATAATCTTTTTTACTGTGATTATAATTAATTATTTTAGATAATATTATATATATAATAAAACCAAAAACAGTAGTAAAAGGTATATTATAACCGCTATATAACATACCATCATCACTTATATCGACATCACCGTTATTTAATACAATAGAATGATGATTAATATGATTATCTGATTGATATTTGTTATGTATCATAAAATATATATTTTTTGTAAAATTATTAATACAATTAATATTTTTATTATCAGTTTCGTGCATTAAAAATTTATGTATATACCATTCCATCAAACTTGTTGAAATATAAAGTAAAAATAAAGAAATTATGATATTCATATTATATTTTATAAGTTAAAATAATAAAACAAAAATGTTTATATTTGTAAATATAAGATGGAAGTTGAATCAAAAGTTTTTGCATTATTTGGTGATTTTTTAAAAGATTTAGGTAAAACATATCCGGAAATTAAGAGTTGTTTAAATAGAAATTATGAAGATATTTTGACGGGGAATGAAAATAATAAAATAAATGATTTTCCAAAATTAAAATTATTTTTAGATTTAATTTATGAACATCAGGGATTAATTAGGGAAAAAGATGAATCATTTTTTCAATTAGAAATAAATTTATTAGAAGAAATATCATTTAAGAATTTATGGTCAAAAAATATTTCTATTAAAACCAAAGGAACAATATGGAAATATTTACAAACATTTTCATTGATTACGATAAATTTAAAATCCAGTGAAGAATTACAGACTGCTTTATCTGCTATTCAGAGTGGTGGATCATTGAATAAGAAAGATATTAAAGATAAAAAAGTAGCAAATGATTTAAAAAATATAAAAAAATTAACGGGGGATGTTCAGAATGATAATAAAGATGATGATGAGATAGATTTTGAGAAATTAATGGGAGGGATGATGGATTCTGGTATAGGGAATATAGCTAAAGAAGTAGCTGAATCAATGAATATTGAAGATATGTTAGAAGGAATAGATGAAAATTCAAATCCTATGGAAGTAATGGGTAAGTTGATGAATCCAGAAAAGATGGGATCAATATTTAAAAATATTGATTCTGTAATGAAAAATAAAATGGAAAATGGTGAAATAACAGAAGATACATTAAAAGAAGAAGCTATGGGAATGATGGGGAAAATGGATAAAAATCCATTATTTAATGGAATGATGAATGAAATGAATAACACACAAGGGCAAGAAGAAAAGGGGCAAGGTAAAGAAGACAATGTAAAAGAAAAAGAAGAAAAACATGGAGAAAATAAAGATAAATTAAAAAAAAAAATAAATGAAAAAAAAGAAAAAAGAACAAATCGAACAAATTAGAAAATATAAATAAAATTATATAATAATATATAGAATGATATATACAAAATTTTGGTTAAATTACCCGGCAATATTGTATGAAAATAATTCAATATTAGAAATATTTCCATCAAGGAAATTTGATATAATAAGAAAATTAAATGCGATATTTAGATTAAGTATTTATTATTCAATAATAATGTATTTTTATAAAAAAGAAAATAAATATTTAACGATTATCCCCGTTGTAGGGGCATTAACATTTATAATTTTTCAAAGACAAAAAGATGTAAACTCGGATAAAGTTATGAATCAATCAATGAGTGATAAATTAGATGATTTAGTAAAAATAAATGATTTAAAATCAGAATGTAGAATTCCAACAAAAGATAATCCTTTTATGAATCCAACATTAACTGATTATAATAATGATTTACCAGCTCCTCCTAAATCTTGTCCTTCCTATAATAATGTTGGGGTTCAAAGGAGAGTTGAAGAGATGTTTAATGATGATTTATATAGAGATGTAAATGATATTTTCGGTAAAAATAATAGTCAAAGGCAATTTTATACTGTTCCTGGAAATCAAATTCCCAATGATCAACATTCATTTGGTCAATGGTTGTATGGTACCCCCCCTACATGTAAGGAGGGGAATAAAGAGGCTTGTCTTGCAGGAGCGGGGACAACGGGGGTATTGTCAAAATCTTAATTTATTTTTTATTGGTAATATATCCTTCACCTTCTTTAATAACATAGTGCCAATTAAATTTTTCCCTTGCTTCAGGTGAATTGTTTACAAAACAAGCTATATCATAACCATCAGTTGTTAATAAATTGATTAATATTTCTTCTAATTTAGATTCACTCATTATCATTTTATTTGAATCATTTATGTCTCCATACAATTCTATAATTGCAGTTATCAGGGTTGTTAAGTCTACAATTTCAAGTTCTTGAAAATGGGAGCGAATCTTGGATTTGTAATCCATAGTGTTTATTATCTATCATAATAATTAAATCAAATTCAAACTGAATACTATTTTTATTTTATTTTTATTTATTTTATATAACATAAATATAAATGTCGGGATATAGTGGATATGTTGGAAATGTTTTAGAGCCAAATTTACAAGCATGTAATACTTTAGATACATCAAAAAAAATGAATTTCACAACCTTTGTAAAGGCAGGAATAAGAGATGATCAATTAACGGTTGATTTAGATGCAATGCAATCTCAGGGTGTTGGAAATTATTATTTAGATAATCAATATGGCTGTGGTTGTGGTTTAGAAGAGGCGAGATCGATTCAAACATCTCAACCAGGTATTCATTTAAAGGGTGGTTTTGGATGGTCGGGTGAAAAAGGATGTTTGGTGGATAATGATTCTTCATTAAGACAAAAAGAAGATAAATTAACTAATAAAAGAGTAATTAATCAAGTTGTAGAAAGATTATCAGCAACCACTCCTAATTTATCAAAGGGATTTTATGATGTTGATGTTGAGTCAGTTATAAGACCAGGTGATTTTGCAAGTGATCAAAGACCATGTGGTCCATTAAGTGGTGTCACGATTGGTAATTATTTCACTCCAATGATTCCGAAATTAAAGAATGAAATCCAAGATAGTAATCATATAATTCCCGAGGATTCTAAACAGGATTGGGTTAGAGGGGGTCTTCCATCTAGACAGATGGTCCGAAATGCTGATTATTTAAGAAGATGTCAACAAAAGACATTTACACCGCAATAAATTTATTTTATAAATTATAAATGATAGATTTTTTTGAAAAAATTATAAATTTTTTTATATTGATTTGGATGAAAATAATGTGTTTTTTTAGTAATAATGAAAGTTACACATTCAAAGCTGATATTATTGATTCTCAAATAAATAAAGAAAATATAGGATCAAGAGTTCTTCCACAATTAGAAAAGATTTATGGTAAAGAAATTGATATGAATGAAACAATTATTAGTGGTAATAAATTAGAAATTGATTTTTCATGTAATACAAATGTATCAGGATTTAATGTATTTTTGCCTCAAAATTATCCAGGATTAACAAATGTTCAGATTATATCAGCATCAGAAAATGTGAGAATGAATTGCACTGGTCCAAGAACAGATCATGATGTACCCGGTGTTAATTATAGTGGTTTACCTGTTTTAGAGGCCGGTCAAACATCCGAACAAGGTATATTACAATGTTCAGAAGGTTATTCTCATCGTGGAGAAGAATATGGTTCACTCACAGCTATATGTCCCTTAAGTGGTGGAGAGATAGGATATAGTGTTTTAAATAGTGAAAATTGTGTTTTAGATTGTAGAGAACCCAGTAATGCAGGTGATTATCAAGGATTACCTGATAATGTACCCCATCATTCAATTGATAACCCAAATCCTCAATGTGCTGATCTTTATAGTTTTCATATAGATGCACCACCATCTTTAACTACTTGTAGTTTACCAGGAGAAGACTATACATTGTCGGGATGTATTCAACACTGCTCGAAACCGGAAAATACAGTGGGAGATGAATATTATACTACCAGAGGTACAGATATAAATTTTGATGCATTAACATCTGAATTATTACCTGTTTATGATATATCTTCTAATACTGTAGATTTTGATTTATCTGCTGTATGTTCAGGGAATCCTAAAATACATCCTTGTAATGGTGGAGAAGATAATGAATATGTTATTACAGGATGTTATAATAGAACAAATTTATGTAGTGATGCAAGTGGTAGAGAATGTTATATATATTCAGTTATTTCTGAATCAAATGAAGTACCCGATATAACCGATGAAGATTTAGATAATATTCGTAGTCAAATTATTCTTCAATATGAAGAAGGCGAGACAGTGGATATAGGAGCATTAACTACTGATGATTTTGATGTAGAACTAGCGATTCAACCAACAAGGTTACCAAATTCTGATTATTATGAAACAGTATTTAAGATATTATTATCTGCAGATATATTTGAAGGTGAAGAAATAAATTATCAAAATACTCGTTATATTTCTCCCATTATAACTACACCTGAACCAGGAACAGTGAGTATGTTTGGAGAACCAACCCCAGAAGAACAAGAGAGGCAGAGACGAAGGGACGAATTTATGCAGGATAATAATATGGATTCTATAGGGGTACTACCTCCAACAAGGACTAGAAGAACACCACCACCACCAACACCACCACCGCCACCACCACCACCAAGAAGAGCACCACCAACGCAACAATCGACAACATACGCCAATTGTGGTGATTTATTTAATTCTCCTGGATTCAGTTGCCCTCGGGATACTACTCGAGCACAAGCGAGAAAGGCACCAAGAAATTCTGAAACTGTTGATCAGGCGTTTTGTTGTGTTCCTTAACTCAATTTAATTTTAAAAAGACAAATAATATTTTATTAATATTTTTTTATAAGTATCATAATATAATGAATACTTTACCAAATAATAGATCTTTAGAAGAAATGTCAATGGGGCCAGGAATGTATCGTTTAAATGATTCAAAATTAAGGAATAAAATTAGTTATCCATGGGCTCCTTCTGTTCAATTACAGAAGGTTGGAGGATCTGTTATGGATCAAAATTTTATAGATGTAAGTTCTGAATTAAGAAATTTATCAAGACCTCTTTCAAATAATCCCAATGAAAAATATGTTCCTGGAAAAGAAGATCAAAATTATTCAATGATTCATTTTGATGATGGATTTTTTGAACAAAATAATACTCGTTTAACAAATAATGCATTTGAGTTGAAAGGAGTTGGTATTAATAGATGGGAACCATTATTTTTTGATCCTCAAAAAAATTGTATAGAACCATTTAAGAGAATTGGTGAAAATACGGTATTAGATACATTAGATAAACATGATCAAGAATGCACATTGAAATAATTAAATATATAATAATATATAATGGTTCAGCGTTCATTAAGAAGAATGAATCCCAATAAAAGAATGAGAGAACAACCCAGATCTAGATCGAGGAGAAGATCTAGAAGGAGACCAAGATCAAGAGGAAGACCAAGATCAAGAGGTAGACCAAGATCCAGAGGTAGACCAAGATCTAGAGGTAGACCAAGAGGTAAGATGGATAGGATCCTAGATGAACAAATGAGAAAAGCTAATCAATTATCAAGAGAAGCAATAGGTAGTGGTTTTAGTAGACATCAACCTGTAGCTGGTGGTTTTAGTAGATATCAACCTGTAGCAGGTGGAGATATCCTCAGAGCGTTGGTTCCCTAGATGAACAAATGAGAAAAGCTAATCAATTATCAAGAGAAGCAATAGGTAGTGGTTTTAGTAGACATCAACCTGTAGCTGGTGGTTTTAGTAGATTTCAACCTGTAGCAGGTGGTAGATATCCTCAGAGCGTTGGTTCCCTAGATGAACAAATGAGAAAAGCTAATCAATTATCAAGAGAAGCAATAGGTAGTGTTTTTAGTAGACATCAACCTGTAGCTGGTGGTTTTAGTGGACATCAACCTGTAGCTGGTGGTTTTAGTAGACATCCTCATGTATCTGGTGGTTACAGTTCTCTATTACCTTCAAGATATAGTGTTGCCGCTACACCAGGAAATTTATTTTTTCCTTCTCAAGATGTTGTTAAACCTTCTACAGAAGTTAAAGAAGAATTACAGCGTAGAAGGGAAATTGCAGAGAGTGATGGGAGATATTTAGATTTTTCTAAGGCATCAGAAGAAGATATATCTGTATCTGTACCGGTACCTAAAGCAGATCCACCTAAATCAAAAAAACCACAAGCCCCTAAACCGGCGCCAAGTGTAAGAGATATTTCATTAGAAGAATTAATGGTTGATGATGATGGTGAAGGGATGGTAGTGGGTGACTCACCATTAAGAAGTGATGGAAGATAATTAATATTTAACTATTTTTTTTTATTACTATATAATATAAATATATGGTAATGCGTTCAAGGAGAAGGTCAAGATCAAGAAGATCAAGATCAGTTCGTAGACAAGGTGAAGGGGGACGAAGATCTAGAATGAGATCAAGAAGAAGAATGAGATCAAGAAGAAGAATGAGATCAAAAAGAAGATCTAAAAAGGGAAAATCGTTTGGTTCTTCTAGATCATCAAGATCTTCAACTGGATCTTCAACAGGATCTTCAACAGGATCTTCAAAGATAGTCCCTCTATCCACGAGTGCTGGTAGAGCAAAACCCGCGAGTGCTGGTAGAGCAAAACCCGCGAGTGCTGGTAGAGCAAAACCCGCGAGTGCTGGTAGAGCAAAACCCAAATACAGCTTGCAGCCCAAAGAAGATTTTATAGAATTAAAAAGTATTTTAATTAGACATACTCCTCATTCTGTTTTCCTGGCGCAATTACAACAAATGAAAGTAGATGATATGTTACCACAAGAATATTGTGAGATCGCTAATTATAATAGAAATAAATTAGAAATGGATCAAAAAGGATTAAATGAAATGAAAGAAATACATTATAATATGTTATGCTTGATGGTAAAAAAGGGGCAGATATCACAAGATTTAGCACTAAATTTATATAGTGATTTAATGCCAACAATACATCGTAATAATGGTAAAGCTACAAGAAGAGACCGAGATTTAAATAGATTAATAGATTTGCATATATTATTAGTTAATTTATATTTTATAGAAGTATTATCTAAACCAGATCCCAGTGATCCGGGTGCTCATCTTGTTATGAGGACACCCACAAGAGATGAAAGGAGAGAAAAAGCAACAAATAAAAAAGTTACTAAAGCAACAACAGAAACAAAAGCATTATATGGAAGAAGAGAATCAGGAGAACAATTAAGACAAACAATTGGGCGATCAAGGGTATTGGAATTACCAGGGACACCAGGAGACATGAGAAAGGAAAAACCATTCCAGTACCCTGATATATTAGAAGCCGAAAGAAGATTGGGAATGTCATCAAGACAGTTATCTTCTCAAATGAAGAAATCAGAGAGACCAAAGAGTTATAAACCAGTTGTTGAACCAGATACTCCACCACGCAGCAGAAAAAGTAGCAGTAGCAGAAGCAGTAGCAGTATCAGTATCAGTAGCAGTAGCAGTAGCAGTAGCAGCAGCAGCAGCACTAAAACCAGGACAAGGAAAGCTACACCTCATCCTAAAAAATTACCTAAAGCATCACCTAAAGCATCACCGAGTGTCTCTACTCCAGTAGTGAGGAGAATGTCCTTGTTAGATGTAGATCTGGAACCTGAACCTGAACCTGAACCTGGTTTTAAATATACTATAGATTCTTTAAAACTAAATAAAACTGATAAAGATATATTAAAAAATGGTAATAATAAAAAAATATTTTTTAATTTAAAAAAAGCATTCCCAACAATGACTGATAAAAAAATAATGGATGCATTAAAAAAAGAAGATTTCCATGGAGGACGCGCAAGAACTACTTTATTAAATAAATAAATAAATTTGAATTAATTATTTAATTAATAAAAGTAAAATGAAAAGAATGATTAAATCAAAAAGTAGTAGCGGATTATTAGAATCTTTAAGTGATGATCAAATATATAGAAGTGAAAGAAGAAAAAGTATCTTACCAAAAGAATGTAACAAACAAATAAAAAGAAAAAATATCAATGATATAAAAACTACAGTAGGGAAGCCGAATTTTAAAAGAAAAATAATAGAAATTGAAGGAGATGGTAAATTAGGGATAATATTTACAGAAAAAGATAATTTACTCTGTATTAAAAAAATATTAGAAAAAACAGTTGCATCGGAATTTTATGAATTACAGGTTGGTATGGTAGTTATACAAATAAATAATATAGAATGTCGTAAAAAGAGTTATTTTAAATCAATGGAATGTTTAGGAAATTTATGGCAAGAAAATTCATGTGTGACATTACATTTAGAATATGAAAATCCATTTGATAATATAAATAATCCAATAAATAATCCTATTTATAAATTTTTAGAGAGAATCGATTGTGAAGATAATTATGATGATTTCACAAAGTTAGGTGCAACTAGATTAGATGATTTAAAATTCATTGAATACAATGATTTAATTAAAATGGAAATACCGATATTAAAGAGAAGGAAACTACAAAAAATATTATTGGGTGAATATGATAATAATATTTACAAATCAAAGATAAATATTTATTTTAATCCTGATTTATTAGAAGAAGAAAAAAATAAAGAATTAGAAAAAATAAAAAAAATATATTCAAGGGATTTTGAAATAAATGTTTTTACAAATCAAAATAATTTATAAATTTGATATAATTACAATAATTTTTTATTAAAATTAAAAAATGAATATCTTTTATTTAGAATGGATAAATAAAAGACCTTCTGTTTGCGAATTTAGAAATAAAATTCCAGATATTTATAATTATCATTGTTCTATAAATATAAGAGGATTTAAAGATGTTTTTGAAACAATTGAATTATATGGAAATATAGATTCCGAATTAAAAGATTACGAATATTCGGAAAATTTGGTATATACTAAAAAATCATTTTTAATATCACATCTTCAAAAAAGTATTCGCAAAATGAATTCAGATAAGGCGATTAAAGTGGGTAAACATATCATTGATTTAGATATCGTATCATTGCTAAGAAGATTACCGATTATTATGTTTGAAGATGTTATTCCTCATGAAAGTATAATTATTATAATATGGTTTTTAATTTCTTCTTCAAAGGGTTTTATATTCAAGGAAGTTATGATTCAATGGTTATTAGGAGTTATATATTTTCTAGCAAATAAACCCAAGCATGATAAATACAAATATTTAAAAAATACAAATACAGAATTATTAAATGATAATTCTTTAAATGATCAAAATAAAATGTTTTTTAAATGTTTATATATTAGAATATCATATGGCGGTATGAAATGTGATATGGAGATGATAAATTATTTTATACAATATTGGTATGAAAAAATAAAAATAGGAGATAATATAAATAATGATAAAATTAATTATATAAAATTAAATTTAGAACCTTTAAAAAGAAATGAGTGGGATTTATGTGCAAATGATTTTCATTGTTATCCTAAATTAATAAAAGATGTAAAAAAACAATATGATATTTATGATGAAGAATATATAAAAAATTTAATATGGTATTATTCATCATCATATAATAAAAGAATAACATCTCATTATGATGAAGAAGAATATAAAGATTGGTTAATTATAAAAAAATATGTAAGATTTTTACAAAAAAATATTAATTTTTAAATATAATATAATATATAATATAATATATAATATGGTTCACTTTTCTAGTAAAAATTCGATTATTGCAATGATTTTTTATTCAATATTAACATTTGGTGTTGGTCCTTTTCTTGTAAGATTTGTTCAAAGAAGTACATCTAAAGATCCAAGAGATTGTGTTCCTGGATTTTTATTAGGTTTTACAGTATCTATATTTTTATGGTATAAATATGGTCCTCAATTAGTTAAATCATAATTATGAATCACAATCACATTGTTGTTCATCATCTTCTTTAAATATAAGGTAAGCACCCACACCTAAAATAAAAAATAAAAATAAAAATTTTTTATCAATACAGAAATCTGTTTTTTTATTCATTTATAAATATTCATATATATTTATAAATTTGAATTAATATAAAGATAATTAAAATATTATTAACAAATAATGAGTTATTATTTAACAGATAATATTATAATTGAAAATGATATAATGTATCATATAATTAATGATGAAAAAAAGATAATAAAAAAATATAATTGGCATCATATATTAAGTGAATATGGATGGGGAAAGATGCCAAAAAAATGGATTCAAAAATTAAATAAAAACAGTATTACACATGAAAAAAATTCTTTATATGGTGTTTTAGATTGTGAACATGATGGTGATTGTTTTTTCCATTGTATATCAGCATCACTAAATGAAAAAAATAATTATTTGACACAGTATGATAGTAGTGATATAAGAAAAATGTTATCAGAATCGATTACAGATGAACAATATGAAACATTAATAACTACATATAAGATTATGGTTGATGCGAATGATTTTTATGAAGATTGGGATCCTTATAAAATAAATAATAAAGAAGATTTTAAAAAAGAATTATTAGAATGTGGTCATAATTATTGGGGTGATCATTTATTAATGCAATTATTAATAAATTTATTGAAGATTAATATATTTATATTATCATCAAATAGTGAATTAAATGATTATTCCATATATAATACATTAAATGAATATGATAAAAATTATGATTCAATGTGTTTATTATATGAAAATGAATGTCATTTTAAATTAATGGGTTATTATGATGGTAATAGAATGATATCATATTTTAAAGATATTGATTTACCCTTTGAAATAAAAAAGATATATGGTATTTTAAGATAATAATTTTATAAAATATTATATAATATAAATATAATGGAAGGTGTTATTTTATTGGGATTATTGGGAACTGGTTTTTTATTAAATAAAAAAGAAGATGATAATATAAATTCAAATCCTACAGTAGAATTACCTATTTACAATGGATCAAGGACATCTGTTTATGATGTTAATAATTATAAAGATTCAAAAATGATCGAGCAGGCATTAGTTGAACAAAAACACAGAGAAGCAATGAAAGGTGATTCAAAAGTCATAGATTCATTAAATATGAATGGTAGAAATACATTAAGAGATATGGAACCATCTGGTACAAATGATATTAATAGTTCAATGAGTGGCACGTATATATCAAGGGATGATTTTTTAGTTAATGATCAAGGTATAAAAATTGAACCTTTTTTTTCAGGATCTCCTCCAAATGTTAATTTTAATGAAAATGTTCAATTAGAAAGACATCAAGGGGGTAATCAGTTAATGAGAGGTCCTAAAAAAGAATTAGGACAATTTTTTGGTTTAGAATCTAGTTACGGAAATGTATTTGGAAATACTTTTTCCGGTGCAAGCGCAGATCAATCCAGGTATGTTCCTGGTCAAATGAGAACCGGTGAATTACCCTTTGAACAAGAAAAAGTACCTCACATAGAACAATCTAGCGGGGTAACAAGAGATGTGGATTTATTATATGCACAAAGAAATAATGTAGATAATACAAGGACTTTAAATAATCAAAAAATTTCATATGGTGGTAAAATTATTGGTGGAAAAGGAAATGATAAAAGAGGAGAAATAGGTGAAGTATTTAAAAATTCAGTAAATCAGGATTATGTAAATTCAGCTGATAAATGGTTAGTGACACAAGGAGCGATAACGGCACAAAAAATATACCCAGATCATATTATTAAAGATACAAATCGTCAATATTTAAATCAACCATTAACAGGTCATGTTGCACCAACAACGGTTTATCAAGGTGAAAAAAGACCAATGTATAAAAAATCAACAAATCAACAGTTAGATGTAGATACAACTAGAAATATTCATGCTGAAAATTATTCTCCATCTGATGATTTTAATAAAGATAGTTATTTCGTGTATCCCAATGAAAGAGAAGTAACAGAAGAAAGAACATATGAAGGAAATATTAATTCAGTATTTAAAGGTAATACAGAAAGATTACAAGATTCAGTAAAACCAACTATTAAACAAACAACAATGGATGATTCAAGGAACGGTTTTGTAACCACTGTTTCAACCGTACCAACTGAAAGATTACAAGATAATGTGAGAACTACGAAAAAAGATACAACTAATTATGAATATTCTGGAAATGCCGGATCATATCTTACTGGCTCTATGGCAACGGATCAATATTCAAGAGCTGATCTAAACCCCAATAAAGAAGTTATATCTCAAGGGAGATATCCTACTCCTGAAAATACTAAATTATCAAATGGTATGGATTGGATGAATGTTGATATCAAGAAAATTGAGAATGATTATTTTAATCATAGAATAAATAATCCCGATAAAGTTTATCAAGAATTACTAACCGATAATACTTGCGAATATACACAAGATAAAGATACATTAAATAATGTTAAATTATCAGATCGTTTAGACCCTAACATGTTAGATCCATTTAGAGAAAATCCATATACTCAATCATTGGCTTCTTTTGCTTATTAATTTTATAAGTTATACTATAAATAATGTTAATATACATTCTAATAATAATAATATTATTTTGTTTATGTAAAAATCATAAAGATCACATAGATGGATTTGGAATGGGGGGACAATTAATTTTACCTCGTTTAGAACAAATGATATTATTCCCTGGTCTTGATTATTATAATCCTTCAGAATGTAAAAATGATCCCAAGTGGAAAAATGGAGATTTAACATGTCAGGAATATTCTCTCGAGAACGCTGATTGCAGTGATGTAGGAGATAATGGCACATCGGCTCTTAAAAGTTGTCCAATATCATGCAATTCTTGTGAAAATAATATTTTAACAAAACAAAATTATTCTGAAAATAAAATGTTAGAAAGATTACCTTCTCCTGTTATGGAAGGTGATGTTGATCTAGCGAGTTATGGTATCGTTGGTGAAATGGGCGATGATATAAATAATAGTTATGCTGGTTTATTTAGTAATCTCGAAGATAAAATTGATGATTTAATAGAGGAAATTGATGATTTAAAAGAATTATCTGCATTATCAGATGATTTATCTTGTGATTGCGATGATTTAGAGATGGATAGTAATCCTTATAAACCATATGAATGTTCAACACATATAATTGGTAATGATTTCGCTTTTGATACTAAAAGAGAAGGTGAAAATGGTAGTTTTTATCCTATAAAATGTGGTGAAAATTTTTTAAAAGTTGGATCCAATGAAAGTTCACCACAAATGTTTTATGATTGTGAAAATTCAAAATTCAAAATTCAAAAAGTAGGAGAAAGTGAATATGAAGAATATAATGGTGGTTGTTTTGATTCCGTTGGTAATTATTCAGGTGATAGTGAAGATAATTGTGTTGGACAGAACTTTTTTTTAAGAAAATTACAAAATTATTCTTGTGATAATGGTAATATAAGTATATTATTTGATCAATCTGATTCAATATTTGCAAGAATAACTATTGAAAAAGAATTTAATACTATTGGTAATGAAGGTTCTCAAACACGAGCAGATTTTATCTCTGGTTTTAAAGAAGCGATTGCTGGAATACTCGGTGTAAACCCCAGTCAGATAACTATAAAAGATGTGAGAGAGGGGTCAATTATAGTTGATTTTAATATCAATAATCCACCAGTTAATCTAGATTTACCTAATGTACAGGAGATATTAAATATAGACGGTTTAAATGTCAATTATAAAATAGAGCAATTAGATACGCCACCACCATCATCAGTACCAGCACCGAGACCAGCACCGAGACGAGGACCAGTGACACCAACACCACCTCAAGCATCATCAGGAACAGTAAGCTCTGGGTTGGATATGACATTTTCAGAAGAATATGCTAATTTTTTAATGTCAGCTGACACTACTGGTCCAGGTGGTATGCCTGATGGTATAGTTTCCCCAGATGAGTTTAATGCAATCTCCCCTAATAGTGATCAGCGGGGCATCCTTGATTTTGTTAGTACCTATCAAAGAACAATCTGTTCTTATACAGAAGGGTGTACAGAACCTAATACTATTGCTATAACTATATCAAGAACAGATTCATCATTACCATCAGCACCAGCAGGAGAATCAGCACCAACACCAACATCACCATCAAATGAATGTGTTAGACCAGATAAACCAGGATATTATTTTGATAATGTTAAAGAAAATAATCTTTCTTACAATAATTTTGATGTAAGTGGTATTTTATGTGCTCCTGGATATACAGATACAGATGGAATTCAAATTACTCCTTGCAATCATCCAGGAGGAGAATATGATGTTAAAGAATGTGAAAAGTATAGTGGATGGGGAATAGCAATATTAATAGCAATCGCGATAGCATGTTTGATTTGTACAATTATATTTTTAGTTCTTACTATTTATATAGTTATAACTGATAAATCAAATTGGTATTTAGTCGGTTCAATATTATCATTATTAGCTTCTCTCATTTCATTAGCATTTTTTTATGGAGAAATAAGATCTGATGCTAATTTTGTTACATATGAAGTTTATAATTATATGAAAACATATACTAATTCTAGTAAGCAGGGGAAATGCCCAACAGGGGAATATTTAGATGTAAACCAATGTTCTGTCTGTACCCCAATGGAAAATGCAACAGTGAGTTGTACTGGTCCATTAGATACAAGAATTGTTAGCGCTAATAAAGGATATTATATTAATGAAAATAAGGATGGAGTATTACAGTGTCAAATCCCTGCTGAATATTCAGGGGTTTCGAGTATTGCATGCTCTGGCTCTGAACCTGAAGAAAATATAGAAGTATTAAAATGTGATACTAATTATCGATTAAAAAATAATGAGTGTTTTAAGACATGTAACCCATCGAAAAAAAATGAAAATGCATATATATATATTCCCGAAGATGAAACAACAGGGGGACCTCCAGTAATAACTGATGATGATGGAATTTCATTTTCAAATATGATGTGTGGCCCTGGGTATTACGGTAAACCTGATATCGACATGTGTGATGTTCCGGGTGGAGATTATGAATTTAAAGGATGTAAAAAATACTATCGAAGTTCATATTCTATTTTAGCTAATGTAATTTTTTCATTCATCTTATTCATTATATTAATGATAATATTCGTTATTGGTTATCTTGAAAGATCAGGTGGTAAATCATATCCCGATATATTTAAAGATGGTAGGAATATAATTTGTTATTTCGGAATAATACTAACATTTATTATTTGGGGTGAAATGTCAGGGAATTTTCTAGCTTATTTTATTCCGAAATATTGGGTCGGCTTTTTTTATTTTGTATTTTACGGACAGGCTGTCAGTCAGGAAGAGAGGGTGGACCCTATTGATGGGACCCAGTAGACCCTAGGGATGTGCCGCTAAACTAAGTTATCTTAAGATATAATATAGGGTTGGGATATTATTGATTTATATTTTATTTTATTAATATATTAAATGGAATATAAAGAAGGATCCCATTCAGATTTTATTGAGTATTTATTTTCAAATGAACCAAAAGGTGAAGATTCAATTCAATTGGAATCCCCACCTATAGATCCTAATAAAAATATGGGTTTGCATATTTTTGAACAATTATTAATGATATATGTTGATGGTTTAAAATATTTTTATGGTGAAAATAATAAAGTAGATATAAATAAAATATCACAAGAAGATATTGAAAATGTAAATAAATATTTTATATCTATGAATTATTCTGTAAATTTAGAAGTTTTCCCTACAATGAATGATTATAAATTTAAATTTCCTAATTATTTTAAAAATCAAGAACATATAAAAAAAGATACAAAATTAGAAGATTTTTATTATGAAATTTTTGGTATGAATAATAAAGTTTTTAGAATATCATTTAAGGATAAATAATATTAGTTTAAGTTTAAAAAATAAAAACACATAACAATTATTATGGAAGATTTAAATATTCCTATTTTCGCTCAAGCGAAAGTTGAATATACAAAACAATTGATTGAAATTTTATATCCTCATATGTATGATGGTATTCGTTCTTTATATGATGAATCAAAGGTAATTTATTCTAAAAAATCTACTATACCTATATTATTATTATTCCGTGAATTATTGGAGAAAGTTCCTATATGGAATAGTGAAATAATCGAAACAGAATGTGATAGAATTGTAAATAATTCTAATTGTGATTGGATCGATGATTTAATTACTGCTGTATTTATAAGTCATACAAAAATATTGACATCAATTGGTCCTAATCAATCATTTAATAAGATAAATGTTACAATACCAAAAACATCAACATTTATTCATAAATCTTATATTAATTTAGCAAGGGAATTATGGAAAAATCCATATTTATTTAATGAAAATATTCCTGCAAGTGATTATCAAAGAAATTCTAAAGAAGTTGAAACAATCATTAAATATTCAATTGAAAATACAATAAGACATCTTTTACCAATCAAAGAAATATTAAAAGAACATTTAGATTCACAAGAGTCAGATACATTATTATCCCATAAAGATGAAATTAAAAGAATATTAAGAGAAGAATTAAAAAATGCAAATATCTTCAGAAAAAATGACGATGACAAAGATGATGACAAAGATGATGACAAAGATGATGACAAAGATGATGACAAAGATGATGACAAAGATGATGACAAAGATGATGACAAAGATGATGAAAAAGATGATGACAAAGATGATGAAAAAGATGATGACAAAGATGATGACAAAGATGATGAAAAAGATGATGACAAAGATGATGACAAAGATGATGAAAAAGATGATGACAAAGATGATGACAAAGATGATGACATAACACCAATTATAAAAGAAACTGAAAATGTTATTTCAGATTTAATTAATGAATTAGAAAATAAACCACAAATTGAAGAAATAGATGGAAAACCTTCTATGTATATATCATCACCGCATGATGATCCAACAGATGATCAAGTTGAACAAAAATGTACTGATATAGTTGTTAATGATATAACTATACCGGTAGATACAAGTTATGGATCTAATTCTGATAATATTCCCTTAAATGATAATAATACAAATGATAATAATAAAATTTCTGAAGAAAAATATGATAATATTGATTTATTAACAAATCAAAATAATCAAAATCAAGAAGACAATGATTCAAAAATGAAAAAATTATTAACAAATATGGAAAAAAAGAATAATAAATTAGAAGATATTAATGTTATTAAAGATAATAATATTAAACAAAAAACTGATGATATAGTAGAAAGTAAACATAATATCCCTGATTATTCATTTACAAATTTATATTCTTCAATGAATAATCCAATTAAAGAATCTAATACCGAATCGATGATTTTCCCCATACCTGAACCTGAACCTGAACCTGAACCTACCCCTGTACCTGAACCTGAACCTGCCCCTGTACCTGAACCTGAACCGCCTGTATCCAAAGATACAGAAATAAAATTAGAAAAAATAGATGAAACAAAACAATCATCTCCTGTTGAAAATAAACCAAATTCACCAAATTCACCAAATTCACCAAAAAAAGAAATTGTTACAATAGAAAATGAAAATGATATTGATGAAACATCTACATTAGTAAATTTCTTTAACGATATGAAACAAATTGTAGAAGATAAAGGTATTAAAGTGGAAACAAATCAAAATAATAATTTCACTTTATTTGAAGATGCATCAGTTGTCGAAAATTAAATATCATTATTCTGAAGAAGTATTAGAATTATACCTTTCATTACCCTCCATTATTCCGGGATCTTCTAAAAATTCAAATTGAAATTCATGTAAGACCTCAGGTATGGGTTTTTTCAAGCCAAAAAGTTTTTTAGTTGAATTTCTTCTAACAGATCTATTTTTAGCTGATATTCTTTTTTATATAAACGCGACATATATATACAAATTATAACTTTTTTTTGAAAATATAATATATATGTCACAATTAAATATTAAAGAATTATATTCTACAATAAATGAAAAAACTTTAAAAAGAATGGAAACTTATGATGATGTTTTAAAAAAATGTCATGCAAGGATTAAATATCATTCAAATCTTGAAAGAACATATTGTTTTTTTCAAATTCCTGAATTTATTATTGGTGTCCCATTATATAATACAAATGAAATGAAGACATATATAATAAATAGTCTTGAAAATAATGGTTTTGAATTAATTTATGTTGATCCTAATTGGTTATTTATTACTTGGTTTGATAGAGGAGCAAAAATTTTAATTCAAAATGGTGCAAAAGATAATAATAAGAAAAAAATAGAAACAAATACAAATTATAGATCTATCGATACTTACAAACCAACAGGTAAATTTGTAAGTGATGTTTATGACCAATCATCTCTGATGGGATTATCGGATAAATTGAAATAAATTAAAAAGAATTTTTACCTAATTTATAAATACTATCATAAATCATTAATAAAAAGATACCAGTGAAAACATATAATAATAATTCATTAAATTGATCATTTGGATCTATTATATTACGGATTATTGATTGATTTTCTTTTTTATTTTGATTATTTAAAGGATCATTTAAAGAATTATTTCTTTTCATTCGTTTAAATTCTAAAAATTCTTCATATTCAGGATCATTAAATCTGTCTAAATGGCTTCTTACAGGATTCATGGTAGGTTCATATTGATTATCTATTGTTACAATATTTTCATTGGAATATTGATTTCTTTCGAGTGATTCATATTCAGTATTATTATCTGTATATGGACTAATTCCCATATTTCTTAATTTTAATTCAGGATCATTCTGTTTATTAAAAACTGTTTTTTCATTATCTTTTAATAATTCTTTATCCATTTCATTTGGAGATAAAGGCATCATTACATCTCTTTTTTTCTTTACTTTTTTATTTTTTTTAGTTTTGGTATTGGAAGACCAACCATAAACTTCAGATAATAAAGCATATTCGCCCATTTAATTTATATAATATTTTAATATTAGAAAAAAATATATTAAATAATAAATGGAAAAAGCGGTTGAATATCTTAAAGCTAGCGGTGAAAATTTAAGTGAAAATAAATATTTTATTGGTTTCACAATGATTTTATTAAATATTGGTGCAAGATTTATTATTGATGAATTAGATGATGATTTAAGAAAAACATTATCAGATAAATTTATTAGAAGATTATTTATCTTTTGTTCTTTTTTTATGGCTACTAAAGATATATTTATAGCATTAATATTAACAATTGTATTTGTTATTATTATTAATGAATTTTTAGTCACAGAAAAAGATGAATCAGAAAAAAAAGAAGAAATAGGTGGAGCCTCTTATAATAAATCAGAATTAGAAAAGACTATCCAAAAATTAAAAACTATACAAACAACTATGTAAAATAGGTCTGAATTCTGGATAATCATCAAATTTTACCATCTCTATATATAATTATATCTTTTATTTTTAACTATTTCAAAACATCTTTACAAAAATTCTCTAAATGATTTTAAACCCTGCTCGGAATACTGTTTGTGTCTCATCTATCCCAACATGAATAATATTAATGATAATAATTATTATTCTCACTGTTTATAACACTCCCAACCATTTATCTTCTGGGGGCGCGGATGCCAGTTGTGGGATAGACGGGGATTTTTTTAATTCTTTACAAATATCAAGGTATAAAACAGCAAAATCATCAAAAGATATTTCCCCTGTTTTTAGTTTTTGAGCATGTTTTTTGATTACTTCTTTGACTTTTTTGTCCCTAGTATCAATACCAAATTCGAATAAAACGGTATTTAAATCATCACCATCGGGAGCAGCATCTACTTCAATCATGCTATCTTCAAAATCCCCATCCCCATCTCTTTTTTTTAAATATTCTATAATTTCACTAGATTTTGGTGATGGTGTTGAAAGTTCTGACATTGTGGATGGTCCCGCTGCCTTTGTTGGTGATGGTGATGAAAAAACCACAGATATTGGGGATTCAACATTTCCTTTAACAGCTAATTTAGACCAATCTAATTTTCCCCTTTCAAGGGGTTCGCTGAAGAGCCTCGGCGAGACAGGAACTCCTGGTGCTGATTCTGATGGAGTAAAGGCATCTACATGGACCAAATCACGATAATTTTCACCTAAAATATATTTCAGATGATCTTCATAACCACTCTCCAACATTGCTTTTAATAAAAGTAAATATGGGTTATTTATTAAATCACTTCCTTTTAGACTTTCTAGATCTTGGGGTCTTTTTCTTGACAAAAAATCTTTTAATTGAGGAATAATATTTCTCCCATCATTTAAAGGATCTAAACCACCCATTGTTACTTCACTTGTATCCATCGGTGATAAATAAGGAGTTTTATTTTTTTCAATATCTTTTTTTAATTCTTTAAAATCTTTTTTGCTTAATAATTCAGCAACAGGTTTTCCCATAAAATCATTATAAGTGATATATATCCCTCCCTTCATTCTTCTAGTTCTTCTAGTATTACGGGTCTTTCTAGTTCTTCTAGTTCTCATTATTCTTCTAGTTCTCATTGTTCTTCTAGTATTACGGGTCTTTCTAGTATTACGAGTCTTTCTAGTATTACGAGTCTTTCTAGTTCTACGAGTCTTTCTAGTTCTTCTAGTTCTTCTAGTTCTTCTAACAGGCATAATCTCTTCATCCTCCATCATTCTTTTAGATCTTCTTTTGGAACGCATATATATATATATATTATATCATTTTTTTTTTTATAGATTCAATGTAATTCCTCCACCACTTTTTCTATCAGAATCCCCGCTCATTAAGGAAATATTATCTAAATCTGGTATTTTATCAGGTTGAAGATTCATTTTAGTAATTAAATCATCTATACCATCAGCATCAGGTCCTGACATATCACTTCTAGCGGGACTAGCAGTTCTTCTTACTCTTGGTTCTTCCGATCCTCCACCCATGGCCCCCATCATAGATGCAAGAGGATTACCTCCTCCACCACCTCCTCCTCCCATTAAACCTCCCATTAAACCACTCATCATTCCACCTAATGGATTCCCACCTCCCATAGGACCACCTCCCATAGGACCACGTTGGGGAGGGGCTTGTCCGCCACCCGATGATCCATTCATAGAACCAACAGCTGCTTCAGCAAATTGTTTCATTAATTCAGGGTTTTGTCTTAATACATCATCCATACCAGGAATAGATGACTTAAACATTGTATTACTTAAATGAAACATAAATGCAGATCCTGCTAAAGTAAACATTAATCTAATTTCTGGAGCCATATCACCACCACCACCGTATTTTTCACCTAATTCTTCAAATATTTCATCATAATCATTTAAATTTTCATTTACAGATTCCGACCAACCGTCTAATTTAACATTAAAGGGATCAAATTTACCATTCATAAACTCTACGCCGGTAACACATGCCATTAACATTTTTCTTTGAAATTTAATAGAATTATCAATTTCTCTTTGCTTTTTTAATTTAATATATTCATTTCTCATGTCTTCAAGATGAGAATTCATATTATAATTCATAGTAGTTCTTATCCCTTGCTGTTCTAATTTTTTGAATTTATATAATAAATCAATTTTTTCATTTTTAATTTCTTGAGGAGATAATCTATGAATAGGTTTATATCCATCAGTATTCATTTCCCCACCATTACTCATGAAAATGGTATCATTTGTTTCAGGAGGCGTTGAATCAGGTAAATCTCCATCGATAATTCCACCTTTATCGGAAGGTTTAAAAAAAGAAAATTCTTCACTTTTGGGGCTATTAGCTTGACTATTAGAGGGACTATTGGGTTGACTATTATTTTGACCAAATGACGGACCTTTTGCAAGCATTTCAACGCCGATAGGATCATATGTTGCTAAATTAGGTGAAATATTGCTACTTGAAATTTCTTCAATCTTTAATGTATTATCTTTATTAAAACCTAAATTATCATTATTATCATTTGTCATAGAAATATTTTTAACTCCAGAATCAAAATTTAAATTTAAATCACTCATCCTTTTTATTAAAGTAGAAAGATTTGTTTAAATATATACGCACTTATTCTTTTTTTTGAAAGATAAACCAATTATTTAAAGAACTTAATTGTTGTAGTGGTATATTTTCTTCTTTTAGAATATTTAATGATTCGGGGTAAAATTTCTTAATACTTGTATCTTTGGATGCTAAATTTTGCAATCTTTTAATAATTTGTTCAAAACCACCTAATCCTTTTTTGTAAGAAAAATCTTTATTATCAAAGATACCTGAAAATTTACCTTTAAAATTAGGAGATATTAATTCAAAATTATATTCTTTCATAATATCAATAAAGAATTCAAAATTTACTAAATATTCAGTTATTTCTTGACCAATGCTACTCATTTCTACTTTGATTTTTTGACCAAGAACATTCATTAAATCATCTTTTTTGTATGAGAAATCATCTATTTCGTAATCTTTCTCAATTGAATAAATTTTATTTTCAAAATCATCAAACATAGAAACATTTCCTTTATCTTGTAATAAATTAAATACTTTCATACCATCATAACATGTACCGATAAAATAACCATTAGGTTTACAATGATCTGATAAATTTTGAATATAATTTCTTAATTTTTCTTCATTTTCAAAATAATAGTGAATTGTAAATTGAGAACTAATAACATCAAAACCTTTAGATACTAGTCCTTTATATTCTTTTTGAATAGATTTATATTCTTTTGGAATAGATAATTTTTTATTTGATAAAATATTCATCATTATTTTATTTCTTTCAATATCAGAATCTTGACCCACATATCCATTACCTTTTGATATTAATTCACTTGTATCATATTGCATAAAGAATGCTTTGGGTTTTTTCATATTTTCATTATAATATCTTTCAGCTGCTTTTTTAGTTACATCAGAGGAAATATCTAATCCAAATATAAATTCAACTTTATTTTTAGAAGTTAAATATTTCTTAATATCACCTCCTCTACCAATGGAAGTATCCATGATGGAAATATTTTTATTACCAATCGAACATATAGAAGTTATTAATTTATTTTTGATAAGATTATGTAATTCTCTTAATGGGATATCAGCTCCAATATTATTATTATTATCAATATAATACCCCCCTTGTTCATCTAATTCTTCTATAAGATCAGGTATTTCATCTAATTTTCTCCCTGTAATAAATTCTTCTGTGACAGGATTTTGAATAGTATTCCAAACATTTGATGCAGTTGTTAGAGCATTTGGGAATATTTTATCATCTCTGTGTCTTAATGGTTGCCATTTTGAATCATCTGGATTTTCAGGATTATAAGACATTTCTAAAATCATATTATCTTTTATCTCTACATTATCTCTTTCACAAATAATTGTATTCCCTGTAATAGGAACATTAGTTAAATATTTATCATATTTATTATCAGGATTAAATTTTATTTCTCTGGGTGGTTTATCGTATGAATTAGTTAAAATTTTAGATACATAATCGAAATTAGGATCTTCAAAATATTTATAACCGACATATAATTCAACTTGTTTACATTTTAATGTTTTTCCATTGATAATTGTTGTTGTTATTTTATCTCTCTTTTTATTTTTTATTTCTTCTTGAACAATTTTAACTTTAAAATCAATCGAATTTTCTTCGGGTGGTTTCCATTTATAATTTAATGACCATTTACCATCTATTTTTCCTCTTTCACTATAATTTCCTAATTTTCTAATTTCCCCTTCAACCATTGAATTTACAGATAAAAACATAGGTAAATAAATTAAACCGTCAATTCTGTATCCATAACCATCTTCATTTTTTTCATCACGATCTAAAATTTTTTTACTCATATCACCCATTTTAGATAAATTTGTATATTTAGTTGAATTTTTTTTCATTTTTAATGATTTAGGTCCCTCAAAGTATGTCTTATATCCTATATTTATAATATATTTTGAATTATTTTTAGGAATAAATGATGCTTTAGTCTTGAAATCATTCATGATAATAGATCTATTTATTTCTTTTCTAGTTCTTTTCATATTAAGCCAAGGATAAGTATATGCATGATTTGGATATATTCCTGAACCATCTCCTGCAAAATATACATCAAATATCATATATAAATAAATATCACCACCTGAATTATTTTTTGTAATATATTCTCCATCAAATAACCATGTCCCTTTAATATTTTCACAAATTAATCCTGTATCAATTACTTCTAATTTTTGTGTAATCAAATAACATTCTTTATTTAATATTAATAATTGTGCTCTTATTCCATCAGCTTTTTCTGTTACAACATATCCTTTTAATATCGAATTAACATTTGAAGGATTTAATTCATTTAATGATAATGATACTGGATTTGGTCCTAAAAAGAAAACTTTCTTAGATGATTGTTCAGTAAGTATTTTATATTGATTAATAATATCTTCTTTTATTTTTTTAGAGACAAATAAATCTGTTTTATAAATAATTAAATATAAATCATATACTAAATTATTAAATATTTTTAAAACTTCATCAATTATTCTTTTATCATTATATCCTTTATCGGTAATTTTTTCTTCTTCATTTAATTTTTTTTCCCATATATTTTGTTGAATTTCCAATTCTTCGTCAAATTCACCTGCATCCAGAAGATCTTGAAACTGAATAATATATGGATCGGAATCATTTTTTGGTTCGGGTATATATTCTTTACCATCATTGTCTCTTAAAGGAGGTGGATCATTCTCCTCTGATGATTTTTTATCATCTTTATCAGAATCCTGTTTTTTATTTCCTGGTGCCCATGATGGTAATTTATCAGATTTTTCTTTTATTACAGGTTTATTATATTCAGAAGTTCCTTTAATATAATCTAAAGGAATTAGAATTGTATTGTTAAAATCTGGTGGAAATTCTTCATTATCATCTATATAATCTGGATCAAAATATGGTGTTACTCGGAATTCTATATAATCTGTATTTTTTTTAGAATCTTTATAATCTCCATTATCATTTTTACGAATCTTAACAAAATATAATGATTTTTCATTTATTATTATTTCATTGTATAACCATTCACGATCTGATATTTCCCAATATTCATAAATTATATCATTTGTGATATCAACTGTAATAGGAGAAAATATAGCGGGAAATAAATTATTAATTAAATTTTCATTTAAAGATTTTAAATCATCATCATCATCATCACTATCATATGTGTATGTAAAATCATTATCAAATTCGCCTTTCTTTAAAGGTTTAAATAAAGGATCATTAAAAGAATCAAAAAATTTTGAAATAAATTCATCAATTGCTTTACTATCATTAATAGTTTCAGATCCTACATATTCAATTTCTAATTCGTATGATTCTTTATTATTTAATATACCCGATTCAATTAAATTTTTAGATAATTTATAATCACGACTACCTCTTTTATATAAAGATTCGGTCGATTTAACTGCAGTTAAATCAATTCTGAATAATTTATCATCAGTTATAAATGAAAATCTTTTTTTATAGCGGTAATATTTAAGTGAATTACTGAAATTTTTTTTAAAATCAATAACTTTATAAGTAAAATTATCTAATATTTCTTCTTTTTTAAGATTTATTCTTAAATTATATTGAGAATTTAATAAAGAATTAAATTTTACATCGGGTATTTTTGGATTATAGTAAAAACCTTTTTCAATAAAATTCATATTTTTAATATCATCAATTACGCCAGTTTTACAATATTTTTTAATATCAGAGACACCTTCAATTGTGCATCTTGTATTAGATAATAATTGTTTAGAAGATTTTTTGTTACCTTCTAATCTTATATCAAGTGAATTATATTCATCACAATTATATTTTTCCTTTAATTTTTTTAATAAATCTAAGAATATGGATTTATTAATTATATTTTTAATTTCATATTCACCAAATATTAATTCCAATTCAGCATCTTCATTTTTTATTGCTTCTTTTAAATAATAACTTAATTTTGTTTTTAAAAATTTAGAATCATATGTTAATAAATCTGTCATATATATATATAACTTAAATAAATGTTTAAGTTATGTTCAACTTTAAATTCAAATTTAATTATAATTAATTATAATTAATATTATATGATTTCCCCTATTGATGATATTTTCCAACCTTTAATACAAATTATTTTTTCCATTGTAATTGTATTCTCCGCAATTAATATTAATGATATTTTTAATAAAAAAAATATTTTATATATGGTTTTGGGTGCAGGTATTTATCATTATTTTATTTTACCAGTTATATTTATTCATGAATTTAAAGGTTATGAAGGATATGATTTTAGGAATTTATTTCACAATATAGATGGTGAACCTAAATATAAAAATATTTTATTAAGATCTGATAAATATTCTCCATTGGAGGCTATCAATTTATTAATAAAAAAAATTAAAATGTATGAACCAAATAAAACAACAGAGGAAATATTATCTGATAATTTAAAACTCAAAGATAAAAATAGAATTGAAATTTTATCACAAAAAATAAATGAAGTTTAAAATTTATTTATAAAATAATATTATATGAATTTTAATTATTATTCACAAACAAACAAAAAAATGAAATATAACTGATGAAAGGGAATGTCCAGAACTATATAAAAATGATAATATTCAATTAAATAATAAAAATTATAATGTAAATCTTTATAATTTTAATACTCCTATATACATACCTGATTATATTACCTTAATCAACGATTCTTTCTTCTTCAGAAGAATTTTCTCCCACCGATTCATTATCCGATTCATTATCTGATTCATTATCCGATTCATTATCTGATTCATTATTCAAATCATTATTCAAATCATTATTCAAATCATTATTCAAATCATTATTCAAATCATTACTTAAAATGCATACATTATCTTCAAAATATATCCCCCCATTACTAAGATATAAATATCTTTTAGATTCTAATAATGCATCACAAAATGATCCATATAAAAATTGTAATGATTCATTCATTCTGATATATAATGATTTTCTATTTTCAATTAATTTATTAAATTTGCAATCTAAGTGATCCATCAACTCAAAAAAACTTTTATTATCTTCTGTTTTATTTTCATCATTAGAATTATCTATATCATTATATAAAATATATACATTTTCTATTGCTTTATCACATAATTCCATCATATCAATTTTCGAATATTTTTTATAAAACAATGTTGGAGAATGTTCGATAAAAAATATAACTCTTTCAAAACTAAAAAAAATAGGATATTCTAAAATTTCCAATGTCATTACAAAATCATAATCTCCCTTTTTTTCAATTTTTTTTCCATTCAAAATAATATTTTCCATATCAATTCCTTCGTATAGAATTTCCAAATTATTAATTGATTCATCCATTATATCTTATAATTATATATATAAATTATTTTTAAATATATATACAAAAATTTTTTAAAAAAAAATATTTAAATTAATTATTTAGATATTATTTAGACATTGGTTGGACGAGGAACTCTTCCAATTTTTTTAGGAGCAGGTATAGCTTTGGGACTAGCTTTAGGTCTAGCGTTACCCTTGTTTGTTTTAAAACCCTGCATGTAAAAATCGGTATAGGGGGTAATTAAAGATGTACCAATGTAGAAAATAGCACCCGTTACAATGGCATGTAATACTAATAAAGCGTTTTTGTCAAGGACAAAGTTTTTAACCATTAAAACTTTCTTTACACCCATAGTGAAATATTTATCAACAAATTTAAATGTTTCAGGGTGAGCAATAACTAAAAAAACTAACCCAGCGAAAACAGAATGTCTAACCATAACATCTGAATATTTTGATTTAATAAAATCCATCGAACCAGAAGAAACCATATTTATACCTTTACTATAGAAAATAATTATAAAATAATTAATTTAAAAATTTTTCATTTATAAATATTCCTTTAATACTTAAAAATTTATTTTTCTTAGATCCCAAAATAATCGAAACCATTTGTTCATAATTTTTTGATGTTTCTAAAATAATTATATCAAAATCGATTTTATTAAATAATTCCCATGCTGTATTTTTAGATCCATAAAATAAAATATTATATGTTTCGCCCCCCCTTTCCTTAATCATTTTAGATAATTTAGTTTGTTTCCATTTTTCTTGAATATTTATAGTTTCCCATTTTTCGTTTTCAATATTCTGTAAAAAATTACTTTCAATTCCTAATATTTTTATATCTGAATCATAAATATCTTCAATATTTTTCTCAAAAGGATGTTTATTTATCTTAATATTCTCAATTATATCAGGGATTTTTATATCCATATTTTCTAATTCTATTTTTATAGGATTATACATATTAATATTATGAATACTTAATACTTGTATTATATCATAATATTTTTCCATCTTTCTATCAACACCATTATTATAATGAAAATAACGACCCTCCCCTTCTATATCTGACCACTGAAACCCCTTCCTTTTCCAAAATTCTCTAGTATGAAATAGGGTTGATTCATATATTTTGTTAGGACTTATTGTTTTATATAATTGTTTGCTATAAATATCATAACACAATGTCGTATCACAATAAATACATTCTGCAGATGTTTTTTTTAAAAAATCTATTTTTTTAACTATTGTTTTTTTATTATAAATACAATCTTTATTCATATGAAAAATATATTTAAAATCATCATTCGACATCCCACACCCATAATCCCTCTTAAATCCGTTTGGTAGAATTTTACATTTTTTTTGATATAATAAATCATTCTTATTTGGCTGCTTGTACCCCTCAATGATTTGATCTATAAATTTATCTTTATCATTGCGATCTAAATGTAAATATGTACAATTTTTAACATCGGCGAATTTACCAATTAAATTTTTTTTACCATCATCAATTATAAATAACTCTAAATTTTCTAAATTTGTAAAATTTAAATAATTATGTAAAATTAGTGGAATAAATTCTTCCTCACCATTCAATATGGTGATGACAGAAACTTTATCATTATCACTGCGTAACATTATTATAAATAAATGAATATATTCTTTAAATAAATTTTAAATATTATTAGAAGAATCACTTAAACTTTTTATAGGACAATATTCCGGTATATTCCGGTAAATCACATATATTAACATCATTGTTAAATTTGATATATTATTATGATTTTTTATTATCATAATTTCCCAGAAGTGTTTAACTGATGAATAATTCATCCGCAGATGAAGAAAACCGATGCAGATGTAAGAATTGTAATATTGTATTTCCCTCACGCAATAAACTCTTCAAACATATCACACATTGCCCCGACCCAGAAACAGTAAAACTGCAAAATAAACAAAAAAAGGAATTTGCTCGTCGCGCGATTGAAGAAGACAAAATTAAACAACTCGAATATCTTAATAAGATTAATGTGATCTATCAACAAATATTATCCGGATGTCAACATTCAAATGATCTTCGAGATTTATATGAATATCTTGAATTCTTTGATGAAGATCCATATAATGCCATAGAGTCTATTAATTAAATAAATTTTAAATATTATCGGAACCATTACATAAACTTTTAATGGGACAATATTCTGGTAATTCACAAAGATTTATATCAGTGTTAAATGACCCACATTTAATATTAAAAATAATTAACCCAGTTACATAGCTCAATAATCCCGTACATATACCGCATCTTTTAAAGAAAATCATTTTTCTTTTTTTTTCTCTATATTCGAAATCAATGAGTGATTCTGTTAATTCAACCATAATTATTTATATATAAATAATCTTTTAAATAATCTTTTTAAATATTAAAATCGTATTTTTTTTAAAAATAATATATTATAAATAATAATGACAGACATTAAAACATGTTTGATATGTAAACCTGCATCAGAGTTATCTAAAGAAGAACTACCATATTGGTCAAAAAAAAAAGGGAATTATTCTCCATATCCAAGAGTAATAACTTGTGATGAAAAATACAATTTAAAAAATAGAGATGATATGGTTGAAGAAAATCCTGAATTATTCGAAAAAGTAATTGAATTAGACATGGATTTTGGAGAAGATAATAGTGAATGTTGGGTTTTTTTTTGGGCGGCAAAATATTCTAACAATAATTTAGAAATTAATTCTCCTGAAAAAGCCTATGGTGAAGATGAAAATAGAGGTTTAAAAAAAACTGATAGTGATGGGAAAATAAAAATGAAATTAAATTGCCCCCAACCTTATAGAACAGAGGGTCAAACATTTGCAAGACATGTCCATTATTTAGTTGAAAATAAAGGGAAAGGTATTTGGGAACCTATGAGAACAACAAGAGTTATTTGTCAAATTACTTTAGATGAATTAGATGAAGCTGTTAAAACAAAAAAAATGATGATAATTAATGCTCTATCATATAAATCTTTTCAGAAAGAAAGTATTCCAAATTCAATTAATTTTCCTGTATCAAAATTAAAGAAACAAAAAAAAGATCAAAAAGAAAATGAAATACTTAAATTTATAGAAGATAATTTGAAAAATTTCCCTGAAATAGAAAAAAAAGTTAAATCTTCAGATTTAGATATAAGAGATGTTCCTATTGTAACATACTGCCAAAACAGTGATTGTAAAGCATCAGAGGAATTAATTGATAAATTATATGAAACAAAAATTAATAATGTATTAGAATGGAACTCGGGTATTGAGGGTTGGTTAAAAGAAAGAGCTTTTTGGGAAACGGAATCAGGTAAATCTTCCTCGGATTCTTCTAATTCACTTATAAGAGAAAGTGATGAAGAAAGTGATGAAGAAAGTGATGAAGAAAGTGATGAAGAAAGTGATGAAGAACCAGATGAAAGTGATATTGAAACTAAAGGTGATGACGATGATGATGATGATGATGATGATGATGATGATGATGATGAAAGTGATATTAAAGCTAAAGATGATGACGATGATGATGATGATGATGATGAAAGTGATATTAAAACTAAAGATGATGATGATAAATCGGGTGAAAGTGAAAAAGATAAAAAAAAATCTAGAGATTTATCTAAATCAGATGATGATTCATCGGATGATGATGATGATGATGATGATGAATATGAAGATTGTGAATATGAAGGAGTCGATTATATTATTAATAAAAACAATAATAAAATATATAATGATGATTTTGATATGGTTGGGAATTATGAAATGAAAAAAAATAAAATAACAAATATTAAATGGAAAAATAAAAAATTTGAAAAAGAACACAATAAAAATAAAAAATCTTCTTCTGAATCAGATGTTGAATCAGATGTTGAATCAGATGTTGAATCAGATGTTGAATCAGATGTTGAATCTGATGTTGAATCTGATGTTGAATCAGATGTTGAATCTATAAAAAAGAAAACTAAAACAATATCAGAAAGTGATGTAGAAAATGAAGATGAAAAAATACCTAAAAAATCTTCAGAAATAGAATTATCAGATGATGATGATATAGATGAAGATGATGAAATATCAAAAATTTATAATTATAAAGAAGAAGAATTTAAAAAAATGGCTCGTAAAGATCTTCATGGTTTAGTTAATAAATTAAATGAAAGAGAGGGTGATACATACTATTATGATTTTGATGATGAAAAAATGAAAACTAAAGATGAATTAATTGGTGTATTATTAGGTTGTCAGGGTAAGAAAAAAAGAAATATCGAATTTGAATATTTAACTAGAGAGGAATTGGAAGATAAAACATTGAAACAATTAAGAGGTATGATAAATAAAATGGCTAAAAGGGAACCTGGTTCTTATACAAATGGTTGTTCAAGATGGACAAAAGCTACATCGATAGGTTTTATAATGACTTGTAGAGGTAAGAAAAATAAAAAAATGAAAGGAGGTGGGTATAATAAATCAGGTTGGAAATTTACTTTTTATTAATTATTTAAAAATTTGATAATTATAGTAATTATATATTGAACTATAATACTATTTCATAACTGTAATTATGAATAAAATTATTAAATGTTGCATCTTCGATCTTGGTGGAACAATTATTGATAAATATTCTATTACTCCTACAATTTCGATTAAGAAATTATTTGAAATATATAAAATAAAATTACCCGATGATTTAATAACAGAATATATGGGGATTGAAAAAAAAAGACATATTGAAATTATCATGGAAAATAAAAATATTTGTAATATTTGGGAAAAAAATAATAATGAAAAATTTAATAATAAAAAGTTAAATGATATGTTTTCGGAATATAAAAAAATTGAAAAAGATTATACATTAAATAATATGAAAATTATCCCACAAACTTGGAAATGTATCAATGATTTAAAAGATATGGGTATCCTAATTGGATCAACTACGGGTTTTGATAGTTCTCAAGTTGATTTAATAAAATATAAATTGGAAACAAGAGGAATATTTTTAGATAATTATGAATCGTCATGTTTTGAACAAAATATCATGAGACCAGGCACCGAAATGATAATGAATAATTTAGATAAACTAAATATTGAAAATCCAAAATCAGTATTAAAAATAGATGATACTAATATTGGTATAGAAGAAGGTGAAAATGCAGGTTGTTTTACGGTCGGCGTATATAGATGGTCTAGTTATATGAATGTTATGAGTTATAAAGAATCAATCGAGGTTGACAATATTATTTTAGGCGATAATAATTATTATAATGAAAATTATTCAAAACTTTTTGAAAAAAAAAATTTATCAAAAAATAAATTAAAAGAAAGTAAATGTCATTTTATAGTTCCTAGTGTGGGTTATGTTCCTAATATTGTAAAAGATATTAATAACAAGAATATAGATATGAGTAAAAAATATATTTTATAAATATATGACATTAAATAAATTAGTAAAAAAAACAATATATGCATCATTATTTATTCAATTTTTAACAACAACATATTCATTAAATGGTTTAAGATATGAATTAAATGATTACGATTCTGTATTAAAGGAAATATTGATATTGGAAGCGTTTGTTCAGTTAGTTGAAGCATTTTTTTATGTTTGGGTGATATTTGCATTAAAGGATCTAAATATAATGACACCGAGAAGATATATAGATTGGTTTCTCACCACCCCAACAATGTTATTAACTACTATTTTATTTATGAAATATTTGGATTACAAACAGAATAATTTAGAAAAAGTAACATTAGAAAAATTCTTAGTATCAGATATTGAAAATATTAAATATATTTTCCTATTTAATTTCTTAATGTTATTATTTGGTTATTTAGGAGAAACAAATGTAATTAATAATGATAAAGCTGTAATAATTGGTTTCATTTTCTTTTATTTATCATTTGATAAGATATATAAAGAATATGCCTATAAAACAGAGTTGGGGAAAAAATTATTTATATTTTTATTAATAATATGGTCTCTGTATGGTTATGCGGCTATAAAAGGTATAATCATTAAAAATATTATGTATAATGGTTTAGATGTTATAGCTAAAAATTTTTATGGTTTATTTATTTATTATTATATTACTCAAGTTGGTTATTTGTCTTAAGGTGAGATAAGAGTTAAATTATTTTTAAATATAATGTAACCATTTAAAACTATAATAGTACTGGAACTTATATACAAAATGCCAGGTGAATGGCATAATAATATGGAAGAATATTTTCCAAAAGAAATGAGAGAAGTTAAATTTTATTGTTCATCAAGTGTATCAAATACATGTAGAAGGGCCGATATTTGTTTAGATGATATTCGAACCTGTGAAATTCAACATTCATATATATCTGAAAATGAAATAGTAAAGAGATGTAACGATTGGAAAAAATTTGGGAAAAAAATAATTTGGTTAGTTGATGGAAATGAAGGGGTTGAAGTAGATAAATTATCAACGGGGAATTACTTACTCACATTTAATCAAGTGTGGAAATATAAATCTTTTATGAAAACTTATGATTATATTTTACTTGAAAAGGATGATCTAATTTTTAAAATAGAATTAAAAAAAATTAGAAGTGGGATGATAGAATTAAAAGAATCAAAAACTTTGCAAGAAACAATTGATTTTTTAAAAACAAAACCGACAGAAATTTGGAACTTTTGGAGTGATGATAATTTCATTAAATCAACATTATCTGTTTATCAACAAGGTGCTGGAAATGGAAAGACATATGGGATTTGGAAATCTATTACTGAAAATGAAGATAGAAAAACATATATTATTGTAACGAAACAACATTCAGCTAAAAATGTAATTTATGAAGAACTGAGAGATCAAAAAGATCGCATTGAAAATGGTGAAGAAATATATCATATAAAAAATATAGAGAGAGAAAGTGAATATAATACTGAAAAACATTTTGTAATAAAATATACTCACAAATTATCCGGAAGAGAATGTACGGTCATTATTGGAACAATTGATTCTTTTTGTTATAATTTATCTCATTCAAATGCAAACGGTTCGAAATTTTTTGAAGGGATTGTTGATAATATTAGTGAAAATGGGCCAACGAAAGTTAATAATGGATATATGAGATTTGGGGGTCAAAATATTCAATTAAGTAAAGAATCAGAAATATGGATTGACGAAGTTCAAGATTTACCTGAAAACTATTTACATGCTATGATTAAATTAATGTATGAAACATTTTGCTATATGAATATTGTCGGTGATAAATTACAATCATTAGAATATACAAATAATTTTTTAACAGGGATTGATGATGAGGGATTACCAAATATTATAATTGATAAAAAAAAAGCTATTAATAAAAACAGACGAATAAAAGTAACTAATATGGGGAATAAAATAAATGAATTAATTAAATTTAAGGACCATCATTTACCTGAAATATATTGCGATGAACGAATGGGAATAGAAGTAAATAATAATCCTATTAAAATAATTAAAACGCCAAAAATCTCGAATGATACTAATAAAAAAATAATAAATACTTTTTGTGATAATATTATGAATAAATATATTTATGAAGTGGAAAAAAATGGGTTTTTGCCAAAAGATTTCTTAATTATATTCCCTATCATGAAAGTTAATATTCTAGCATCTGAATTAGAAACCAAGATACAAGAATATTGGCTAGATAAAGAAGATCCCTCGGATGATAAATATACCCAATATGCATATTTACATAAACATACGGAGGGAAGCGTTATTAACACAAATGATTCGGTTAATGCAACCCGTATCATGTCAATACGATCATCTAAAGGTGATGGTCGTAAAGTTGTATTTATATTGGAGGTAACTGAAGGATCTCTTAAAAAAGTTAGTAATAAGGAAAAGGGACTGGTATATGAATCACATCTCCATGTGAGTTTAACTAGAGCAAAAAATCAGATATATTTTGGACTAAATGAAAATAATGATGATATACACAAAAGATTTAGTAAGGTGGGATATGTTGAATATTTACCCAAAATAAGTAAATCCGTTCAATTAGATAAGATAAATGAATTAATCAATAAAGATAAGATAATTGAATTATTAAAAAATCATATTAATCAGAATAGTTATATTAAAGATAAAAGAAAAATAGTAATATCTGAAAATGTAGACTGGGGATACCATTGTATCAAACGACAAACATATTATTATCAAGTGATTTTAAATATTATTAATGGAAATAATAATTCATGTGAAAAATCACAGTTGTTTGTGATTTTAAAAAAATTATCCAAAATAAAATTAGCTCCGTACAATGTTAATAATTTTTATAAATATCTTGATAAATATCAATATAATAATGATGAAGAAATGGAATATTTTCCATTATGTATATTATCGAAACAATCTGAATATAAGAAATATTATAAAATAATAGGAAAATCCATGGTAAAAGTTCAAAAAACTATTGAAAATCATACATTAGATAAATTGGATATCTACCATCAAATCATTTTAACATATATGATTCAAATATATACACAACAGAGGTATGCTGATATGACTCCCATGGATGTTTACAATGTTACCGATTTTTTTACTAAAAATCCTAGCAAAGAAACAGAATTATTAAAACCTATCGACAATGTTAAAAGTATAATTTTAAAGAGTGGTATTAATGATTATGAAAATATGGAATGGAATATTTATAAACATGTTGCTTTGAATGGTGGCAATGAAAATTTTAAAATAAGTAAATTACAATATCCTATTCTAGGAAATAATAAAACTGATATTATCCATATTGTCTTAAAAAATGATCTTTCTCAATTAAATTATTGGGATACTATGATAGAAATATTATTAGAAAGATTTTTAATTTATAATCCCAAATCTAAAAAAGATAAAATAAAATTTGAGGGAAAAAAAATAAATACTTATCTTTTTTTACTAGATAAAAACAAATATATAAAAATAGATTGGAATTGGGATAAAGAATTAAATAATGAAATTAAAAGTCAATTGAAAGAAGTCTTAAAAGACTATTTTAGATCATATCACGATGATATTTTTAAATATTTAGATTTTTTTAAAAAAAGTGATAAATGGAACAATAATCCATCAAAAATTATAGGGGAAATAATTCATAAATTTGAAAAAATGATTAATTCCCCAAAATATATAATTGATGTTTTCAAATTTATTGAAACAAAAATAGACGACGAAGAAGATTATGATGATGTAAATGATTTGAATAGGTTCAATGATAGACTTAATAGAAAATTACAAAAACATATTGTTGGTTATTTGTCTTAAGGTGAGATAAGAGTTAAATTACTATATTTTTTTTCTGGTGATATTAATTTTGCTATCTGAATTAAATTAATTAAACTTGTATCTTCAGTTTTTAAAATATAAACGGGAGCAACTGGTTTTTGTATATTAAAAATAAAATCTAAAAGATAAGATATTTTTTTATTATTTATAAGAATTATACTTTTTTGTAAATAATGATATTCATTTTCTTTTTTAATTTTTTTTATAAATAGAGACATTCTTATTGCATATTTAATATTTGGTATTTCTGTAATTCTCCTTGTATCTAATAAAAAAATAAAATTCTCACCCTTTAAATATAAAGATAACCATTCTTTAAGAAAATTGTCAAATGAATCTTCAGTTAAATCATTTGTAAAAGATACATGGACAATAGGTAAAGATTCATAATTAAAAGTAGCAAACATTTATTAATTAAATAATTATAATATTTAAGAAATAAACTTATATTTATATAATAATTTGCAATGACAAAAAAAGCTACAATCCCCAAAGCTTTAAGAGAACAGGTCTGGTTAAAAACAATTGGTAAAAAATATGAACATAAATGTTATATTCCCTGGTGTCAGAATAAAATGACAGTTTTTGATTTTCATGTGGGACATAATATACCAGAAAGTAAAGGTGGGACATTAAATATAGACAATTTAGAAGCCATATGTGCTCGCTGTAATCTGTCTATGAGTGATAAATATACAATTGATGAATGGATACAATTTAAAAAAAAAAAATGGTATGAATGTTTATGTTTTTCACCCAAATTTGATTAATTTTACAAAAAAATAATAAATAACAATTATAAAACAATGAATAATAAATTAGCAATATCTTATTCTTTAGAAAATGTAAAACTTAAAGAAGAAAATATACAACTTAAAAAAGAAATAGAAAATATGAAAAATATAAATAAAAAAATAGATGAAGATCTTAAATTTTATAAATCTATATTTAGAACTCATAGGGGATCAGTTGTATACAATCTATATGAAAAATTTAGAAAAGGTGAAAGAATATGGATCGATAAAATAAGATGTGATAGATTAGATGTATTAGAATTAGATCAAGATGAAGATACAATTGAGTGGTTAAAACCCGTCAGATGTGAGAGATAAAATCAATTTTAATTTATTAATGGTGGGACATATAAATAATTTCCACCTGTATAATTTCCACTTGTATAATTTTCATTAAATACAAAATCGTGTTTTTTATTTTTTTGATAAGCTGAATGAGCGCCAAAAGTTAAACATATAGGAATTAATATAATAAGAAAGAAACATAATATAATAAAAGGAAATATATATTTATATTGATATTCGGAATATGTGATATCTTCACCACTTATTTTTATTATTAAATTTTGTAATGGAATATTGGGATCCAATTTTTTATTTTTATTTTTTCTAAATTTAAAAAACATAATCATATATTTATCCGTGAAATATTCTTCAGGATTATTCAATCTACCTTTAGTAAAATAAAAACATCTCGCATAATCAATTATATTATAAATAGTTTTATCATCAATTAAATCTTTAATACTTTTATCAACTAAAACATTATTATTATTATTTTTTTTTTTAAAAAGATATTTATTAATCATTAATTTTTGAGTATCATCATCCGAACTTCTATAATAATCTTTAAAATTATTAAAAATATCAATATTTCTTTTTAAAATTTCTCTTCTTCTTCGATTAATAAATTTAATATTTTCACTAACACCCATCATGTATTGTGTTTGACGAATAACTCCTTGTAAATTTAAATTTGTTGATGATTCAATTTCTGCTAATGTTGTAGATAATTCATTGAGAGATTCTTCATCTGTTAAATCTATATTCGTAGTACTATCAAATCCAAGAGCAATTGATAATTCTTGTAAATTTTGTGATAAATCTATTTCTAATAATTCTCTTTTTGCTTTATCAATATTTAAAACATAGGGTGGGGTATTATCTGGGTCATTTTGCCAATCCATTTGTGAATCTGCTACTTCTAAAGCCATTATTCCCACAAACAATGCCAATTCAAGATTAGCCATTCCTGCACTTCCCAAAAAAGCGGCACCTAAAGCAGCTGAAGATCCACCCGTGAAAGGTACTGCAATAACACAGGCTACAAATACCAGAGATTGGAAAACTAAAAGACCAGTTTCAACTGCTTCAACCTCTTGTTTATTTTCGTGATAAAAATCCATGTTATTTAATTTTAAATATAAAATAAAAATATAAAATAAATTAAATGGCGGGTATAGTTAGAACAATTAAAGGTATTTTTCAATATGGTGATGAAGCTGCAAGAGCAGGTGATAGAGCAGATGATCTAACTGATGTTGTTGGTGGGAGTTTAGATTTAGCTGGGGCTGCTGCTGGTGCTACAAGGAGAGGGGGGGG